GTGCAGTCGTCGCATAGGCACCTGTCGCCTCCGCCCAGGGGAGCGTGGGCCGAGTCGCGCGGCGCATACCAGCTGGTCATAGGATGACTCCCTCGCCCGGCGCGGAGCTTGCCAAGACCCTTGGCCCCCGTCAGGTCGGCCCCCGTCAGGTCGGCATCGGTCATATCGGCGCCGCGCAGGTCGGCCCAGCGCAGGTCGGCATCGCGCAGGTCGGCCTTGCGCAGATTGGCGTCGCGCAGGTCGGCCTCGCGCAGGTCGGCCGCGTATAGGTCGGCCAGGAGCATGTCGGCCCCGCGCACGATGGCCCTTCTCAGGTCGGCCCTGCTCAGGATAGCTACTCGCATGGTGGCCCCGCGCAGGTCCGCCCCCTGCAGGGCAGCGCTGACCATGTCGGCCCCGCGCAGGTCGGCCCAGCGCAGGTCGGCCTCGCGCAGGTCGCTCCGGCGCAGGTCGGCCCAGCGCAGGTCGGCATGGCGCAGGTTAGGTCGTTCGTATTCGTCTTTGGTCACGTGGTCCTCCCTTCTGCGTGTCCGGCAGTGGGGCGGAGGAACGGCGCAGCGGCCTCCCACTCCGCGTCCCACTCTTCATCCGGGTCAAGGTCGGTCGGCTCGATGGTCAGGGCCGGGTCCCCGAACAGGACGCCGAACGTCAGGCCGTCGCCGTAGTCGAGGATGGCCCCGACCCATCCGCGCTCGTCCTGCGTGTAGTCACCCACGACCCGGGCTCTGCGGTTCCGGTAGATGGCGTGGACGCTCACTCGCACTCTCCCTTCACGTAGGGTCCACCCTCGTAGGGGTGGTCCGGGTCTTCACGCTCGGCGATGAGCGCCGCTTCGGAGCGGACATACGCGATGGCGTCTTCGAGTGCGGGCGAGCCCCAGTACTCGCGGAACGTCACGCGCTGCCCGCTAGGCGTCGTGACCCACACGTTGAAGCCCCCGTCGTGCGACTGGATGAGCACCTGAAAGCCGTACCGGCGGCACAGCTCGTCGAGCGTTTCTCGTGGCCTCATGAGCGTCTTCCCTCCAGTACACACTGCCGACAGCGAGGACCACGGTCGGCGATGGTGAGGCGTGAACCGCAGGCGCACTCGCCCTTGGCCCTGACCGGGATGGCCTCGCGTGTCGCGAAGCTGTAGATGGCCTTCTGGCCGTTGAGGCGAGCTAGGCTCATGGCCTCGGCGTAATCGGCGACGATGACCACCGGGTCAACCTCCACCCACCCGGTGGCCGGGTCGTGCCAGGTGCCCACGTAGGGCGCGTTCCACATACGCGCCACACGCTTAGCAAACCGGTCCACGTCCTTCGGCCACCAGACATAGGCGGCCGTGCCCTGCGCGAGCCCCACGGCGTAGCCGCTCGCGGGCTCTACGGGCTCGAACGTTCGTGCGTCGAACGTGCCGCCGCCGTGCTCGGCGGTGTAGGTTGCGATGCGAGTCAGCGGCTTCATGGCATCATTCTCCCATGCTTGTCAAGTGGCCTAGTCGGCATCGAGCAGCGACCGGACAAAGTCCGGCGTACCCGCCTTATGCGTCACATCGTGCCGGCCCCTGCGGCGTGACGCGAGCCCCTCATCCTGCGCCACGACCCACGTGATGGCCTGCAGGTCACGCGGTGTCTCGCCCACATTGCGGGCGGCATCCGTATAGGCCTCGGCGATGCTCCGATACCGGGATGGCGGCACCGAACCGCTGCGGGGCGACTCACCGACGGCCACGCGGTATGCCCAAATGTCCACGACCACGGCCGAGTCGTCGCCGGTCACGGCGGCAACGAATGCCCGGACCTTCAGCGCGGGGCCGGCCCACACTTTGTCACCCGCGAGCGCCGCCCACGCACGCTCCCGATTGCGCGTGAAGGTCGTGGCGGGCGGCATCGGAGCGCCGTCACGCGCCGCCACGGCGTAGCTGTAGCAGTCCGCAACATTCCAGCGCCAAGGGTTACGCGGGCTTAGCGCGGCGAGTGCGTGCGTCACGCGCACCACGTCGAAGCTGGTCGCGTCGGCGATGGCGGATACGATGCGGCCAGCGGCCGGGTACCACTCGCGCCCTGCCGCGAGTTGCGCCGCCGATGCGCGGCGATAGGTGGCGGTGATGGCGTCGGCGTAATCGGTCATGGCGCCATCCTACGGCACTTGTCAAGCCCCGGCCGGTCGGCCTCGCGTAACCCCGTGTCACGACCGCGCGAGGCCCAGTACTCGTACAGGTCACGGCCGTACCGCTCGCCGCGCGATAGTCGCCGGTCGGCTGGGGTCCGGTCACCGAGAGTCGGTTCCGCCTCGCGTGACGCGTGGCGGCCTGGGTCGCGCTGCGCGCGGGTCACCCATGGGCTAGTCCTCATCGTGGGCCTCCCCCTTCAGGCTCTTGGCGTGCGCGTTCCACGCGTCAGCGGCGCGGGCCATGCGGGCCAGCTCGGCCTCTATGATGCGGCGAGTCTCGACCGGGGTCGTGGCGTCGCTCAGCAGGGCGAGCAGCGCCGGGAGCAGGCCGGACCACGTGGGCGTCAGGTCGATGGTATGCATGTCAGACTCCCTTGATGTAGGCTTCGGCTTCGGCCCGGTCTCGTGACGTGAGCGCGGATGCCGTCGCACCGCACGTCAGGCACGAGTCGTCATGGCCGAGTAGCACGTCGGCGTGCTCGGCAAGTCGGTCCGAGCAGGGCTCCCACCGACGGCAGGGCACGTGGCCCCGTGACCCGGGAGCACCGCAGTGCGGGTCGGTCGCGAGCATCGATGGCATGGGGCTACTCCTCTGCGTGACTGGAGGGGTGTCGATGACGGTGGTGGGGCTCATGACGCATACCCTCCTGCCTCACAGGGGTCCTCCCAGTCCTCGATAGTCCATTCGACCAGTGCGTGGGCGATGTCCTCGCGGTGGGCGTCGCCGTCCACCGTCAGCGGCAGCAGGCCGGACAGCTCATCGCCGTTGACCCACTGGCTCGTGACGTCCGCGTAATGCGTGTTGCCCGCGCCGCAGTACAGGGGGTACCAGCCGACGATGCGGTACTGGAGCCTCGTATAGCCGGCCCTGCGCTGGCGGACGGCGAGCGTCACGCCCTCCAGCGAGCCGGGACCGAATGTGTAGCGTGCCATCGGTCTAGCCTCCCGTGACTGGTGGGCGGCCCCTACAGGGCCGCCGCGTAACTGGCGAGCGCCTCACTCGCGCTCATCTCGCCCGACTCGACGGCTGCGGCGAGCGTGGCTCGCAGCTCGCGCCGCTTCGCGGCGGAGAGCGGCCGACGCTTCGTCGTGCGCCGACGTGACGCGGGCTTGACGGCCGATGGGCGGGTCAGGGTGGGCCGGTGGTCGCCATTGTGGCGAGGCAGCCTGCCGCAGCCTTCGGCTGCGTGCTCCGCGTCACCCGCCTCGAAGAGCGCGCCACAGGTCGTGGGGCGCGACGGCTTCGCCGTGGTGCTGGACTGCCGCTTGGCGGTCATGTGTGTCACTCTCCTGACGCTCGGGACCGTCGGACCGTTCGGCCGACGCGGCGCTGCCAGTGTCTCATGGCTGTCAAGTCCCCTCGTCGCGGGTCTCTCCTGCGCATAACGCGCACGGAGAGTGGCGCGACGAGTCAGCGCATCACGAGGCGGACCGGTCCGGCGGGGGGGCTCAGCGCTCCGGGTCGCGACCTACGGTCGCGGCGTGGCATGTCCGCCAGATGAAACGCCGTTGACAGGTCCGCCAGATGAAACGCCGTTGACAGGACGCACCACTTTCTCACCGTCGGAGACGGTGCGGTGTCGCACATGTGCTACACGCCTACGTCACGGCGCGAGCGCCGCGCTCCCGCAAACGTCACGCTGGCACCGGGGTGGGCGGGAGGTTTCTGCGGCCCGGCGGTGGGGGCGGACATGCCGGGACCCCCGACTCTGGACCCTGCCCCCGAGGCGGGTCGCTGCCCGCGCCCTTCCTCTTCTGTCGCGCGGACACGATGGTTGGGGAAACGTCCCAGGCCCCCCAAATAGAACACCCGCCCGGAGGTCGGCGAAAGGGCGTCCAGATGCCCCCCGAAACGAAACTTTCACCCCCGAAAGGGGTCCGGAAACCTCGCCCAGGGGTTCCGTGTGGAGGGTCTGTAGGCACGTTGTGGAGGGTGTGGAGGCTTGCCTGAAAAGTCCCACGGGGAAATGCAGCTCAGATACTCTTCAGGAAACCATCCACACCCTCCACACCCTCCACATCGGACCCCTGGACGGAGACCCAAATAGAACACCACCTTGCAGCCAACCTTGCAGAAGGGGGGGGTGAAGCCGGAACGAAGTCACCCCCACCGCAGCCGCTGAGTCCGCCGCTGGCCGCCATCGCGCGCCGATGGGCTATGCTGGATGCCTCGCCGCCAAGTCGGCCGGCGACACATGCAGGAGGCAAGTATGTCCGGACTCACGTTCACCGCCACGAGCAAGGCGGCTGACGCGCCCGACGTCGAGGGCGGCATCTATGACGGGCGCTTCGACGGTGTCAGCACCAAGCACATCGAGGGCGGCATGTACGGCGGGGGCGACCGCTTCGAATGGTCGTTCACCCTCCTGGACGACTCCGGTGCGGTCCTCTACGACGCGGGCGACCCCGTCGTGGTCACGGGCCTCAGCTCGACCAGCACGAACGTCGCGTCCAAGACGACGCCGCGCGCGGTCCGCTACCTGAAGGCGCTCTGCACGCCGGCCGAGTTCGCCGCCTTCGAGGCGGGTGAGGGCCTCGACGAAAAGAACCTGGTCGGTCGCGTCGTCCAGGTCGAGGTCGCCATCAAGGAGAACGGCTGGCCGACCATCGCGAACGTGCTCCCCGCGCGGAAGCAGCGGTCGAGCAAGTAGTCTGGAGGGAGTCCCCGGGGCCGCCACGGCAGCAGGACGACGTCCGGTGACCTGCCGCAGGTTGAAGCCCGCCCCGGGGACCGCCCCCTGAAGGGAGACGCGAGATGAAGCGAAGGGTTGAGGCCGTCCTCGGGGTGGGGCTCGTCCTCATCGTCCTGGGCGTCGCGGTCGCGGTCGGCTACGGCATCGCGAGCAGGGAGCTGGGCCTCGAAGGCCCCGGGAGCGCGGGAGACGCCGCGCGGCTTCCCTCCTGCCGAGCGGCCGTCGCTAGCGCGTACGACATCATCGAGGCGTACGAGACCATCATCCGGGCGCTCGCCGCAGACGATATGGCGACCGCGCAGGATACTTGGAGCGCCATCCACGAGGAGTACAATGCCGAGGACCTCGGAGTCGCCATCGACGTCTGCCTCGCCACGGAGTGAGTGCAGCCGAGGGCACGACCTGACCCTACCCGACGCCTGGATGACGAATGGCCCCGACCGGACGTGCAGGGCGTGTCGGTACGTCTCCCGCGATAGGGCGATGCGCCGCTACCGAACGACGGCCAAGGGCTTCCTGGCTAGGGTACGCTACGCAACGACTAAGAGAGGTACCCCATGAGCGCCCCCAAGGACGATATCGACCTCCGCCGACAGGCCCTGCTGAAGACCGCCCGGGCCGCCGTGCGCCTGAAGCACAGCCTGGCCGCCGACGCCGAACTGAACGACCTCATCCCCGAGCTGGAGCGCCGGTTCGACGCGTACGTTCAGCGCGGAGAGCTGCCCGAGGTTGCCCGCCTGCTCCGCGATAGCGGCGTGCTGCAGGACGCCTGATGGGCACCCTGTCGGCCCCCGCGACGCAGCTCGCTACCCTGGACTTCGACATAGAGAACCGGCCCCTGTCCTATTGGCAGCCGGACCGGCCCACGGCGCAGATAACGAGCATCGCCTGGATGTGGGCGGGGGACCACGACACCCTCGACTGCCTCCTCCTGGCGCCGCCCTGCTTCCACCGGGGCCACGAGGAGGCCTGCCCCGACTGGCCGCGCGGCATGGTCTCCGAGCGGACCATGCTGGAGAGGTTCAGCCTGGTCATCCGCCAGGCCGACGTCGTCACCGGCCACTACATCCTTCGCCACGACCTGCCCATCCTCAACGGAGCCCTCTACGACAACGGGCTCCCCCTCCTGAACGACGTGCGTGCATCGGACACGAAGCTCCACATGTTCACGAAGGCGGACGTTCCCGCGACGCAGGAGCACCTGCTGGAACTCCTCGACCCGCTATGCCCGCTCGGCATCCCGCTGGAGAAGTTCCACATGACCCAGGCCCGCTGGCGCGAGGCGAACAGGCTCACCCCACAGGGCGTGGAGCTGACCCGCCGGCGCGTCATGTCGGACGTACACGCCCACTCGCACATGCGGGAGGCGATGGTCGAGCGCGGCTGGCTGGGGCAGGCGACGATGTGGCGCGGACGTGGGGGGGAGGTCGTAGAGGGGCACCACCTGTGAGCGCCGTCCTGGACGCCGCGCTCGACTACGCCTTCAACCGGGGACTCCGCGTCATCGCCCTATCGGGCAAGCAGCCGAACGGGCGCGTGCATCCGCACGGCCTGAAGGACGCCCTGTCGGCCGCCGAGCCGGCGACCGCGTTCGACGCGGCCTTTGCCCACGCATCCACGACGGGCGTCGGCATCCTGACCGGAATGCCGTACTACGTCGTGGACATCGACGGCGAAGAGGGTGCCCGGGCCTGGATGGAGATGGTGGGCGAAGAGGAGTTCATCCCGGACCGCTGGGTGGCCCGGACTGGGCGTGGCCTGCACCTGTGGGTCGGCTCCGCGTACCGGTTCCCGACCGCCAGGCTCGCCGACAAGCTCGACTTCAAGGGGGAGGGGGGCTATGTGGCCGCGCCGCCGTCCCGCCACCCCGACGGCCACGAGTATGAGTGGCTGCTGCCGCCCAGTCCCGTTCTGCCGCCGCTGGAAATGCCGCTTTCCCTCGAACGCCTGCTCCTCCGACGCCAGCGCGAGCAGGAGGCCAAGATGGTCAGTCGCCGGGCGGTCCGCCTGCAGGCCAGGAGGCCCCTGGAGGATGGCGTCCTGTACGCCGTCGCTACCTTCGGCGGTATCATCGACCGCGTCCGGGCCGAGCCCGAGGGCAACCGGAACGCCGTCCTCTACTGGGCAGCCCGGACGATGGTCGAGGAGGGAGCGGATGACGAGGACCTGGAGGAGCTGTTGAACGCCGCCATCGAGAGTGGCCTCCAGCGCAGGGAGAGCCGGCTCACCATACGGTCGGCCGTGCGCGCGACCGGTGGGTGACTCGTTCGGCCGAGGGGCCGAGGACTTCCGGCAGGCCGACTGGCTATCCGAGGAGCTGGAGGGCACCTGGCGCTACGACCATACTGCCCAGCGGTGGCACCACTGGGATGGCACCCGGTGGGCGCCCGACGAGACCGAGCACATCGTCTTCACCGTCGCCGAGCGCGCTCGCTTGGCGCTCGCGCGCGGAACCTGGTCGGTCGGCGGGGCGTCCCTCTCCACGGACGACGCCAAGGCGCTCGTGAAGCTCCTCAACGTCCCCGTCGCCCGCCGCGCCCTGGAGGCCCTGGCTACCATGCCGGCCTACGCCACGAACGGCGATGACTGGGACCAGGTGCCCTACCTGCTCGGCGTCGAGAATGGCGTCGTGGACCTCCGCACCAACACGCTAGTCGAGCATCCCGAGCCGTCCTGCCTGGTCACCAAGACGACGGGGGTCCGATTTGAGCCGGCGACCGACCCGGAGCAGTTCGCGGCCAGGGCGCCCCTCTTCATGGCCTTCATGGAGGACGTCATGTCCGGCGACCCGAGCATGGTCGCCTTCCTGCTGCTCTGGTTCGGCTCATCCCTCTTCGGAATGTCGCCCGAGCAGCGGTTCCTCCTGATGACGGGCATCGGCCGGAACGGCAAGGGCGCCCTGAAGCACTCGGTCATGAAGGCCGTCGGCGAGTACGGCGCCCAGTTCGACGCGAACCTCTACATGCGCTCGAAACTCGGAGCGGCTCGCAGTGACGGAGCCCGCGCCGACCTGCTCGCCCTGAAGGGCAAGCGCATCACCTTCTTCTCGGAGCCGGAGGGGAACCGCTTCAACGAAGAACTGCTGAAGGCTCACACGGGCGGGGACCGCATCACGGCCCGCGCGCTCTACTCGAACAACGTCCAGAGCTGGGACCCGACACACAGCATCACCTTCCTGGTCAACGACGCCCCCGAGGTGGACGACCTCGGGCCGTCGATGACCGCCCGCGTCATGGTCGCGGACTTCCGTGAACGGTATGACGGCGAGCGCGAGGACAAGCGCCTCTACGGCAAGCTGGAGAGGGAGGCTGAGGGCATCCTGGCCATCCTCTGCTGGGCCGCGTCGGCCTGGTGGGCCTCGTGGGACGCCGGCGGACACGGGCTGACGCTGCCGGAGCGGGTCCAGGAGCAGTCCCGCCGGTTCATGGAGCGCAACGACCCTCTCGCTCAGTTCATCAACGAGCGGTGCGAGACGGGCCTGGACCTCCGTACGGGCTCAGCCCACCTGTACGGGACCTTCCTGGAGTGGTGGAGGGCCTCCGGCCAGGCTGGTGAGGCCCCCTCGCAGGTCCGTTTCAGCCAGATGATGGAGCGGAAGGGCTTCAAGAAGGTCAAGGGGCGAACCTCGAACGACTTCCGGGGCATCCAGCCCCTCTCTGCGTGGCAGTTGGCGGACCGTGATGACTCGGAAGAGGAGTGAGTGGCCCGGCCCGCCTGTCGAGGGGCAGATTGGGTGGCTTGACGACCTGGAGTTTCCCCTTCGACGGTCGGCGGAGATGGTGAGGTCCGACCCGAAGGCCGCTAAGGAGGCGTTTCGGGCCGCCGCTGGCGCGGCGGCCCCCTCGAAGCCCGCGCAGTGCCCCCACTGCGGACGGCGACACCGGACGCTGACGCCTGAACAGTGCCTGGACCGACAGATGACCGAGAAGACACTGGATGACCGGGTCCGCGACCGCGCTCGGCGCCGGGGATGGAAGGTGGCGCACGTCGGGAGAGGCTGGACGGGCGAGGACGGGGTCATCGTGACCGCCATGGCGCCCGGGTGGCCCGACCTCACCCTCGCCAAGGAGGGGCATAACCTCATCTTCATGGAGCTGAAGCGCGAGCAGGGCGAGGTCAGCGAGGACCAGTGGTTCTGGCTTCGACTTCTCAACCTGACGGGTAACCATGCTATCGTAGTGAGGCCCAGCGACCTCCGCATGGGTCGTGTAAACGCCGTCCTCGACCAAGGGAGCCCGCTCTGAGCGCCGGATGCAAGGTCTGCGACGACCGCGCCCTGAGGGTGGCGGTGGACGAGTTGCTCGACAAGAAGGAGACGTTCGCCTTCATCGGGCGAGTGATGACCGCCCGGGGGTGGCCTGTGTCTGCCGGGGTTGTGTCGAGCCACGCAAAGCACCGTCACGAGTACCAGTCCGCGTCGTCGGCACCCACTCCTTCGACCGAGAAGCGGGACATCGCGAAGCTCCTCCAGGACCGCATGGGGCGGGCCATCGAGGTAATGCCGGAGGCGGACCTCTTCGACAAGGACAACCAGGCCGCCATCAGTAACGCCCTGAAGGCCCAGGCACAGATTGACAAGCGAGAGATGGCGCGCCAGAAAGCGGGCTCAGCCGAGCTAGCCTGGGCGCTGCTGGGCCTCCTGTCGGCACCACCGCCGCAGCTCGAAGACGGCCTGACCATCGAAGGCGAAGCCCATGAAGTTGAGTGACCCTCAGGTTCGCGCCGAACTCCGGCGTCGGGGGCTCTCCGAGAGGGTCATCGCCGAAGCCCTCCGGCTCCGGGACTTCAGTCGGCACCAGCTCGGGCTCGAACTGCACGTCGGCCAGCTCTCCTTCGGCGCGCGCGTGCTCCTGCGGGACAGGGGGTCGGGCACCCAGGCCGCCTACCTGACCCTGATGCTGGCCTCGGGAAACCGGGCCGGCAAGACACTGCTGATGGCGGTCCTCATCATCTACTCGTGCCTCCTGAAGCTCAACCGGCCGCAGCCGGAGCAGGGCGACGACAGGGGCGCAGCCGCTTGGCTGAAGTCCGAATATCACTGGTACCACTTCGGCATCCAGCAGGAGGTCGCTGACCTCGTCTACAACGACATCATCCGACTCCTGTCCGGCTCGCACGAGGGACAGGTCGGCGGGTGCCCCCTCGTCGAGAAGCTGGGCGCCGTTGCCGATTGGGATACGAAGGAGTACGGCGATTACCGCTGGGTCCGCTTCCGACCCGAGGTAGGGGGCGCCCAGGTCCACTTCCGCACCACGGGCGAGAAGGCCCTCGGCTCGCTCGGCAAGGACATGCACGGACTCTCGTTCGACGAGGCCGGCCTGGAGCGGAACCTGGAGTTCCTCATCAAGGAGGTCTTCGGCTTCCGGCGCCTGGGTACCGGCGGCCAGCTCATCATGTTCTCGACGCCGTCAGAGGACCTCGGCTTCAGCTTTCCCGACCAGTGGGCGCTCGGCGACCCCTCCAATCCGCTGCGCCTGCAGTCCTGGTTCTCGATGCGCATGAGCACGCGAGACAACATCGGGTACGGCCTCGACCAGGAGATGTTCGACCGCCTCGTCCAGGACATGGACGAGCGGACCGTCATGCAGAACATCGAGGGCCTCTTCCTGCAGGCCAAGGCGGCCTACTTCAACGGGGCGAATGTCGAGCGCGTCTTCCGCAACAAGCTCCCCGAGCGGATGGCGGCGCGCAGGCAGACCGTCTACCTGCAGGGTCTGGACCCGGCCAAGAGCCACGACAGCGCCTGGAGCATCGTTCTGGCAGTCCTCGGCGACCCGGCCGACCCGGACCGCCCGCACCTCGTCGGCGTGCGCGCGGACCAGAGGCGCGGACAGAAGTCCACGGCGACCGTGGTGGACATGGCGCTCGACGCCTTCAATGCGTACGACGTCGCGCGACTCGGTTCCCGGTGCTACACTGCTACCGACGCAACCGGCTTCGGTGGTAAACTGTTCCGAGAGGCGCTTGACGAAGTCGTCCCGAACGTGTACAACGTCGAGTTCGGCGGGACGAGCCAGAGGAAGAAGAAGCTCCTAGGGGACCTCAGGACAGTCATCGACTCCGGCAAGCTCCACCTACCCAACCACGGCATCTGGAAAGGCGTGCGACGACAGTTGCTCGGATACAAGTTGGAGGACCGTGGCATCGAGCAGGACGCCGTTATGGCCCTCGTCTGCGCTGTGTACCTCCTCCGTCGCGCCCCCGCCGACGGAGTGCCATCCATTCCCTTTGACCTGAGTGGCGGAGATGCCTGACCAGAACTATAGCGACCTCACCATCGCGCGCGGGGCACGGCTCATCACGGACAGTGAAGAGGACGTCCGCCTCGTGCGCACTCTGGCCAAGAGGGTCGCCGCCATCAAGGGTGAGCAGGACTTCTTCCGCCAGTGGTGCGACCGCGCCGACGCCCTGTACTACTCGACGACCTTCACCGACGGCGGGGCCGACCTGTGGCCCACCGACAAGAGCGCCACGACGAAGGGGCGCTCGCACGTCAGCATCAACACGCCGTCCGTCTACGTGGATGTCCCCGCTGCTCTCCAGTCGGTTGAGCCCATCGAGAACATGCTGGCGACGGACACGACGGAGGAGGCCCGCGCCGCCGCATCGAGCCTGGAGCGCGTCTACACGGCCTGGAAGCAGGAAGAGGACTTCGAGCTGAAGTTCCATAAGGCGACCGTCGTCAAGGCCCTCTACGGCCGGACGGCGGGGCGCGTCTACTGGGACTCGGAGGCCGACCCGCCGCGTCCCTGCATCGAGGTCATCGAGCAGCCGCGCAACCTGTGGCTCGGCTGGAAGACCGACCAGTATGACGCCCTGGAGTGGGCCGCCTACGTCACGCGCTATGAGCCAAACGCCCTGGCTGAACAGTACGGCGTAGACGTTCGTGAGCGGACGATGGACGACGGGCGCAAGGTCCCGTTCGTGACCGGCCCGGCCGACCTCCCGGGGGACTACGGCGACAGCACGGCCACGCGGCCCTGGCTAGACTGGGGCAAGGCGCGCATCGAGGTGTGGGACTACTGGTACCGCAAGCCGGTCTGGAGGCGCGGCAAGCTGTCGGGGATGGTGACTGTCAACGCCGTCATCGCCGGCAACTACGTCCTGCGCGGACCCATCGAGTACCCCGAGCACAAGGGCGAGCTGCCCTACGTCATCCTCTTCAACACCTTCATCCCCGGGGTTCCTACCGGGCGCTCCGAGTTGCACGACGCCGAGCACCTCATTCGCGAGAAGTACGAGAAGGTCACGGCCGGCAGCCAGATGATTGCCAACGCCGTCGCCGGCGACTACTGGCAGCTCGTCGGCCCCGAGGCGCCGACGCGCGTGCCCGCCGGCCTGAAGCCCAAGCGGAACGAGCTGGTCGGCCCCGGCCCGGGCAACCGCATCGAGACCATCACGCCCTTCATCGCCCAGTTCCAGCTCGAACAGTACCTCGGCCGTCTCGACCGCGAGCTGTCGAGCATCTCCGGCCTGAACGACCTGCTGCTCGGCCTGGCGCCGGCGCAGGTCCTGTCGTCCTCGAAGGCCATCAACGCCCTCATCGCCAACTACGAGTCCCGCTTGTCGCTGCGCCGAAAGCTGCTGTACAAGTGGCGGCGCGACGTCTGGTCCAAGGCCCTCACCATCTGGAAGCAGAAGGACGCCAAGGTCAGGTCTATTACGGACGCCGGCGCTGGGTTCCTCGACATTACGGACCCGAGCCTCAACCCGCGCGACGAGATGGAGACCGCCACCCGAGCTGCGAACCTCGTCAACGCGAAGCTCTGGTCGCAGCGTCGCGCCATGGACGCTGTCGGCGTGGATGACCCCGAGACGGAACAAGACCTCATTCGCGAGGAGCGCACCGACGCGACGATGTTCCCGGAGAGCGTGCAGGTCATGGCCCAGCTCATGGGCGCTCTGCAGTCACTGGGCCTGGCGCCTCCCCAGGGCGCCGCCGAGGCAGTGGGCGCGCAGGCAACCTCCGGACAGCGCGACCTAGCGGCGGCCGGGGTGGCCGCCACGCCACAGAACACGACCAGCTCGCAACTTCCGGGCGACCAGGGTATCGTTCCGCCCGAGGCCGGCGGCGCGCCCGAAGGCGCTCCGCCCCCGTTCGCCGCCGCCGGTCAGCCGGCCGTGCTGCAGGGCATGGTTCAGGGCGGCGAGGCCAAGGGACGCATCCTGACCCAGCAGAAGCTCGGGCGCCGGTAACGTGGCGCGCCGAGGCACGTTCGGGCGCCAGCCGAGGGCGGCCCCCAACCTGACAAACACCCTCATCGCCATCGCTCGCGAGATGCAGCAGCAGCGCGACCAGAACATCATGTCCGCCTGGGAGAAGGGCGGCAACTTCGAGGGCAAGCCCGTCACGGACGAGAGGGTTCTCGCACACTGGCGCGAGCGCATGGAGGGCGTCTCCCCTGACGACCCTATGTACGACACGTTCAAGAACGCCGTTACGCAGTACGAGTACGCCATCGCCGAGTCGAAGGCCTCGACCGCCTATGCGCAGGGCAGGATGTCGGACGGCCAGATGGCCGCCTTCTACCTGGGGTGGGCCAAGAAGGTGCCCAAGAACAGCGAGTTCTACCGAGTGCTTCAGCGCGACGCCGCGCAGTTCACGCGCGCCGCAAGGTCCCGGTCCGACGCGTTCGCTCGGCAGCGTAAGGAGCAGGCCTACCAGGACAAGCTGGCAGCCCTCCACAGGAACGAGCGGCAGGGCGAGTTTCTTATCGACGTCCTGACGTCCATGGCCCAGCAGGGCAGTAGGGGCATCGCGGGCCTCATTGCCGGACCGGGCTCCAACTCCGACCTGACCCAGTTCGACTCGGGCGACCCCGAGCAGATGACTCGCCTCCTGCAGATGATTACGCCGTTCACCCTGGGGTCGGGGGAGTCCGGACTGGAGCGGTCCGCCCGAGCCAGGCAGGAGGCCACGGACCAGGTCCTGTTCAACCAGGCCGATGGCACTCCTGTCACGGGCAGGGACATCGTAGACCGACTTACCAAGCTGGACGGGAGCTTCAACGGGACCGTAGACCTGGCCTACGTGAGGTCAGCCCTGCTGACCCAGCGCCAGCAGGTCCAGAAGCGTATCGACCTCGCTAACGAGACGGGTCACGTTACGGACGCGAACAGCTTCACGAAGCAGCGCGACTATCTCGACACCCTCGGACGCCAGGTCAACGCCTGGCCGGTTCAGGTGGACTACATGAACGCTCGCGAGGCCTATCTGGAGGTCTTCAACAGCGACCAGGTTCTGCCGGACGCGAAGGTCAAGGCCTGGCAGGCATACCAGGCCAAGCTGATGACGCTATCCGAGGACCCGCGTATCGCTAACGATGCGACCACGAAGAACGCCCTCTACAACGAAGCCCAGCAGGTCGAGGGCACGGTTACCCTCGCCGAGTCGTTCACGCAGATGGTCAGCAAGGACAGCGACTTCAAGGGCGAGGTCTCGAAGAATGCGGAACTCCTCGCCGCCTGGGACGAACAGGCGGTGCAACTGAAGAACGACCCCCACAACTACCAGGTCACGACCGGCGAGTACAACGCGGACGGCTCCTTCACGCCAACAGCCGGCGGTCCGAGCCTGGGCGTCGCGCGGATGGAGGACATCCACGCCGTTGCGGCAAGTATTCAGGGTGACCCGCGTATCGTCTACGCCCCAACAGCCTCCGGTACGCCCCAGGCCGTCATGGTGGTAGGCGTTCCCGTGCGCGTGTACGCAACAGACCCGACTACCGGCCAGGCAATGGCCAAGGACAACGACCTGCCCGTCGCTAACGTGTACCAGGTCAATGTTGGTGGGCAGGTTGTCGAAGTCTTCGGCTACACGGGTATCGACGGCCGCCAGGTCTTCTCGTCTGAGCCCCCCTGGGACCCGGAGGCGACGGGTGGCCTCATCCGTGGGGAGAGGGGGATGGTCCTCGACCTGTCGAAGTACGTCGCGCAGGGCAACGTGCCCGGCGTAACCATCCGGCGGGCGACCCGCAGTCCTGGACAGGGACGGCCTTACCTCGACCCGGCGGCGGTAATCGACGGAACCGACCCGACGCGCGCCGCTACGCGCGGAAAGAACCCGGCGACGGAGTTCTTCAGCCCCACCCTGGCGGCCGTGTTCTCCCTCCCGGAGGGCGCCCGGCTGCTTGACACCCTGAAGAACGACCCCCTGTTCAGGGCGCAGATTGAACGGGAGGCGGCTGAGGCCTCCGGCATCACCATCGACCAGAAGACGGGCGCCCCGGTCGGCGACCCAAAGAGCATCGAGCAGTTCACCCAGTACAGGGGCCAGGTCGAGGCAGCCCAGGCCGCCCTCGACTTCAGGGCGAGCCCGGAGAGGCACTTCGCCGCGATGGCGAAGGCCTGGCGGAAGGATGTGGAGTCCCTGGTTGGTATCGTAAGGCAGGCCGAGAAGGCTGGCGCCGACGTGAGCGGTTGGTATGACCGGGGCTGGAGGGCCAACCTGGAGCTGGACCGCCTCGACGGAACACAGATGGCCGCCCTGGGCCGGGCCACCGTTCCCGGCTCCAACCTGCTCACTAGGTTCGCCGGCACGGAGACTGACGAGCGCGTTACTCTCCGGCTGCAGGGCAGCCTGAAGCTGCCGGCAGCGCCTCCTCCAACACCTGCTGCGGCCCCGCCCCCAGGGGCCACGCCGGGAGCTGACGTCAAGCCGTATCAGGCGCCCCCGCCGCCGTCCTCGACCCCTCCCACCTCCACTCCGTCCCCGACGCCGCAGTGGAAGTGGGACCGGCTGATGTAACGTGGCCGGTTACGACTTCAGGCCCAGTAAGGGCGGGTTCAGCTCATCCGGCCGTCTCAGCGGCCCATGGGACACGTCCACGGGCACCGTCGGCGTGCCCTGGGAGCCCCCGGACCCGCCCGAATGGGGTGCGACGCCGGGCACGTATAGCGTCAACCCGCTTGACCCCGGCGGCTCCCTGGAGGGGGCAACCGAAGAGACCGGCGGCCTCATCAGAGGTCTGAAGGTGGCCCTATTCGGCACGGACCAGGCGGTGGCCAACGAGAAGGGCGAGCTGACCCACGGAGGACTCATCGGGGACGTGCCCATCGCCGGCGACCTGACCCGCTTCTTCGGAGGCGGCCTGGCGACCGCCTCGGACGCATTCCTGGGCGGGCTCGGGGGGCTCGCCGAGCGGGTCCCGAACTACCTAGACCCGAGCGCGGCAGCCCAGGGGCAACGGCTGAACGAGCAGTTCGAGGCCATCCCGCAGGAGTGGCGCGATAAGTTCATGGCTGAGGCGGGAGCGGACAAGGGGCTCTTCGGGACCGGCATCCTTTCGAACGAGGACTCGAAGAAGTCCCAGGCCATTCGCGCCTACCAGGAGGTCCAGGCAATGGAGAGGCCCGACCTCTTCTCTGGCCTGTATGCGCCGCCGGCATCCGTCGCGGACTCGGTGTCGAACCTGCTTGGTGGCCTGGGGGCCGCCCAGCGCGTCGCCGAGCGCGGCGTTGCCGGCGCGGCCAAGCCTCAGACCAACAACATGAACCGTCTCCAGGAGATTATGAGCGTCGGCTCGGGGGCGCAGGGGAGGTTCGCGTTCGGAGATGACGACCCGGAGGAATACGGCAAGCTCCTGCCGGTCGAGCAGCTCGTGTACGAGCGCGTAGCGGCGGGGGACTGGACCGAAGATGAGGGACTGACATACCTGGCCTCCCACGGGGCCGGACTGTCCCACTCGCAGTGGCTGCAGATTGCCGGCACATTCGCCACGGACCCCCTGAACGTCGCGTCGCTGGGCGCTGCTGGACTGGCCACGGGCGGCCGGACGGGCGTGAGCGTCGTTGCCAACCTCAACCGGGCGCAGGAGGGGCTGAAGGCGGCGCAGGCAGCATACGACGCAGCCTCGGGGCTCTCCAAAGTGGACGCCGCTGCGCGGCTCGCCGAAGCCACGAAGGCCCTCCAAGGCGCCCGGGCTGCCACCGTCGTGACGCGCGGCTCCTCGGCGCGCCTGAACGTGCTCGGAAGGCTCGGCGAGACGGAGGAGGTCACGGCCGGGTTCCGCAGGCTCGGCGTGCTGTACGGTGGCCTCGACGGCACCGCAATCGGTCGGGTCTCCAAGGCCGCCCGGACTGTTATTGACCCCCTCCACGCCATCGACCTGCGTCTGCCTGCCGGCAGCGTAGACCTGTTGTCGGATACCGCGTCGAAGGCGGTGGTTCAGTCCTACGGGTTCGGGAACCACCTGAAAGTCCTGGAAACACTACACGACATCAGTCCCGAACTGTACAACCAGTTCGTCGATAACTTCGCCATCTACGCGGGGAACCTGACGCGCCGAGTCATCGGCATAGACGCCCGTAACGCCACCCTGGCTAGCGGCGAGGCTAACCTGCCCGGCCTGATAGCGCGGAGCCCGGATGATGTCGTCGCCGAGATGATGCAGGGTCGGCGTAAGGATATCCTGGGACTCATTACAGAGGAGGGCCAGCGCCATCGCATTCGCGCGTTCGACGAGGCGGCGATGGACAACCTCGCCGTCCGCATGCACAAGATGTACGGCGTGAAGGAGCCCGATGAGTGGCGCGCCATCCTGAACACGATGAACGAGGACCAGCTCTCTATGCTGCACGCTTCGACCTACGGCAGGGCGACGCAGCAGCTCGTAGACGGTGTCGCCATCGCCATGCGCGAGGGGGCCGGCACCCTGGACACCGGCCTGCTTCAGCGACTGGTCCTACTGCGCCGCGACACGCTCACACGCCTGGGCGCGGAGGGCATCCTGAGCCGCCTGGGGGAGGCCATTGCAGCCGGCGACAGGGCGGGTGTCATCGCCGAGATTACCGAAGCACAGCGCCTGTACCCCGAGCTACGGTACTTCTCGTTCAACTCCGCCAACCCGATTGCCAGCGCGGAGCGGTTCGCGCAGTGGCTCAGCCGTAAGGTGGACCACCTGCCGATGCAGGTCACGGACGAGGAGTCGGCCGGCCTGCACACCTCCCTTCAGGAACTACAGAACAACATCGAGGGCGCCTACACGCTGGGCTTCCGGCCCGAGGACGAGTACCTGTGGGGCCTCGACCGCGTAAACACGGCCGGCGGCCGATACGCTCCGGTGGGAGATGTGTGGGTGGACCATGTCGGCATAGAGGGCGTTGGCCCCGGATACCGAGCGGGACGCTATCTTGACCTCAACTTCATGGGCAAGCCCATCCTGGGCGACCCGACGTCTAAGCGAAGCCTGGGGCGCATCGCCATGAAGCCGGTTGACTACATGGAGGCCGGCCTGCGAACCCTGAAGTCGAACGTCTCAGGCACGATGATTGCCGAGGCAGCCAACGCCCGGTTCGAGGCCACCCTGACCACGAAGCACGGGTTCACGGATACGGAGGCCAGGTCCATCCTGGAGGCGCTGCGCGAGCATGTCGGGCAGACGCGCACCATCGCCAATCCGAGAGGCCTGTCGCCGACGAGCATGATGGACGTGGCCAGGGGGCTCATCCCCAGGCGCTTCTCGCCGGCCGACTTCACGGAGCGCGACCTTCTGGCCGCCGTGCTCGACGCCTATGAGGGTGACATCCGGTTCGTCGGGGCGACCCAGCGTCTTACCGGTGCGGCCAAGCGCATCGTCGGCGAGAAGACGGGCATCAACTTCCTGGGGCAGATTGCCGAGCACGCCTACCCGCTCCTGAAGTTCCGCCTCAACGTGGTCTTCCAGGCACAGGAGAAGATTGAGCCCTGGGTCTTGAACGCGCAACGGGGCGCCATGCTGGCCACGGGCGCAAAGATGTCGCCGTCGGATGTGGTGCTTGCCCGGAACCTGGAGAGAATGACGGGTCTCTCGCTCACCCGGATGGGCGACATGGCGGACCAGTTCGAGTACAGCGCCCAGGTTCTGTTCGGCAAGAAGATGGCCGAGATGTCCGTACAGGAGCGCGGCGCCCTTCAGAGGGTCGTCTCGTTTGCCAGGTCCCTGACCGACGTCCAGGGGACGAAGCGCATCTCGATGCTGCGGACCTTCAAGAAGGGACTGGGCAAGGAGATGCGTAGCGCCTGGGACGAGGCCTACCCTGGGCGCAACATGTTCGACGAGATGAAGGCCAACGCCCAACTGAAGCAGGGCGTGCTCCTCAGTGACGACGACTTCGCCGTGCAGCTCATCGGCGAGCAGATGCTCGGTAACGACATCGTGGTCCAGCGCGTCCTTCGTTCCGGAGGCAAGGTAGACTACATCGCGGACTTCAAGGCCTCTATGGCGCCGGGCACCTGGGCGACTCCGGGGCACATGGGTGAGATTAGGCCGCTCGACATCGACGGGATGACGGAGCTGCTGGGCTGGAGCACGAGGTCCGGCAAGGCCATCAAGAACGAGGGCGAACTGCGCGCCGCCATCGCCGAGGCCAAGGAGACCGGCGAAGACCTCATCCTGCAGGTCGAGGACTCCCTGTTCCGCCACGGCGCCGACCCCGACTACGTGCGCAGGGTGCGCAACGCGCTCGACTTCTCGTGGGAGGGCTTCTGGCAGCAGGCCACCAAGCGGTACAACCTGACAAGCAGGGAGGCGCGGCAGCTCCAGGACATGGTGGGAGCGGCTGCCGACCTGCGCGGCGTCAGTCCCGTCGAGTTCGCCAGCCAGGTCTGGTCCCCCGTAATCCAGAACGGGATGGAGGGGGGTATCGGCGACCTGGGCAAGTCCGTGAGGCTCCTGCGCGGCATCGAGGAGTCCGTCCTGGACACGCTAGCAGCGCCGGTCGGCGAGGCCGGTGAGTACCTCGGCACCCGCGACATGCTCGTCAACCAGCTCGCCAAGATGTTCAGTTCGCACCTGGACCCGTCGGCCAAGAAGGCCCTGCTCCTGGAGTTCAAGCCCGACCTGAAGCGCCTCATTGACAGTGGCGATGTCCGGCTCGACCAGGCCGAGGTCCTGCGCATGTGGGAGGAGGGCGGCGACGACTGGCTGGGGCGCTCCATCATCGACGGCCTTGACGCCACAGAGGGCGACATCTTCGCGGCCAACCTGCCGCGCTCGGCCGTAGAGGCCAACGAGCTGTGGCCAATGGACAAGCCCATCAGCTTCACCTATCGGCCGTCGGTCGATGCCGAGGCCAACGGCGTCCAACCGTTCGTGCTCAGCTTCGACAAGACCGTGGATGACTCCATTGACGCCCTGCCACCGGCCCTGAAGGACCAGGTGCTCGGTGCGTTCGCGCGCGTCAAGGCAGAGTATCCGGGAGTGAACATCGACCACATCCGCGTGGACGACCTGTCGAAGTACACGGACCTCGTCGATGACACGCCCGCTCTGGCGACCGGAATGGATGAGGGTCACGGGGTCATCGTCCTGAACCGACAGTACTTCAACGACGACTACGAGAACATATGGGCCGGCATCGCGCAGGGCGAGGAGCTGGCGCGCACGAAGACGCACTTCTTCGACCCGGTCTGGCGGATTGACGTGCCGCGCGAGTCCAACATCGGGGCGACCTTCAGCGCCGACGTGACGCCGGCTGGGACCATCCGTCACGAGCTGGGGCACCTAATCGACAGCCACATGCGGCGCGACGCCAGGTTCGCCGGGCCGACGGCCCGGACGGCCAGGGGTCGCGTGCCTCGCCGGTTCAAGGCCTACAACGACTTCGCTAGGCGCATCGACGGCTCGCCGGCGCACCGCAGACTGTCCGAATACTCGCATGCCGACGCCGATGAGATGATGGGCGAATGGAACAGCCTGGCCACCGACCCCGACTGGCGGGCTAAGGCGCGGGCCATCGACGAGCGCCCGGTCGTTGCCGAGGACCTCGTTATCGACGAGAGCCTCCCAATCGGAACGCAGGACGTGCCCCCCGGGCGGATGACGAACGAGGGGCCGCAGACTGTCGAGGAGGCAGTGGAAGAGCTGCGCGGCATCCTGGCCGACACTGGCCTCTGGAAGGAGCCGCCCGCCCCGACCGTCAATCCGGACGTCATCCGGGCGCACCGCTACTTCAGCAGGTGGGTGGACGCCGTCGTGGCCCAGGGCCTGTTCAAGGGCGGGAAGAGTCCCTACGCCCGCATCCTGCAGGAGCTTGGCGGCATCCCGACGGAGGGCGCCGTGCCCTTCAACCTGACGGAGCAGCGCCTGTACACTGCCGTCGCGGACTCAATGCGAAGAAAGTGGTCGGACGCCTTCCGCCTGCAGTACTTTGCCCAGTCGCGGACAATGCTGGAGCGCAGCGTCAACCACCCGATGTTCGGCATCTATCCGGCCTCCTACATGTGGGGCAAGATACTGCCGGAGGTTGTGCAGTTCATCGCGCAGCGCCCGTTCGGCGTGCGCACGGGCGCTGCCGCCTACGCGATGCATGACGTCCAGCGGGCGGTCGCCCTCCAGCGTGAACTGGACCCCGAGTTCGACGCCATGATGGAGAAGGCCGGTACCAGCCAGATGCTCTGGATGCTGGGGTACCTCCTGCCGAGCCTCCCGTGGGACGTCAGCGCCGCCTGGCCGGCGTGGATGCGCGACCTGGCGGACCAGGGGCTCACCATGGACAACGCCGCCGCGCAGGGGGTGGCCCCGGGAGCGCCGGACTTCTACCGTTCGGTGACGAAGTCGGCCGAGGTCATCAGCCCGATGCGGCCGTACAATCAGATACACGCAGCAGCAAAGGAGTTCGACGAGGTCTTCATCCATCCGCAGCCCGAAGAGGAGCCTGACCAGATATGGCAGGGACCCAATCTCGACGCGCGGGAGGGGCCGGTCCAGGGCACGGACCTGGAGCCAACCCTCCAGGACGCGTTGAGCCAACTGCTGGAGGCGCTGTCACCTTGACAGGCCTCAACTCTAGGAGGTAACATCGCATCATGTCTGACGAGAACGCAGGCACCTCGTCCGCCGGGGACGAGGCCCAGGAGCCCTCTGAGGGTGCTGGCACTCCCCCGGTCGCCGACGAGGTCACTACGCTTCGTAGTCGCAACGCCGGTCTGGACGCAAAGGTCACAGCCCTGACCAAGGAACGCAAGGAGGCCAACGCTCGCGCGGAGGCCGCCGAGGCGAAGCTCGCCGAGTACGAGGCGGGCAGGGTCGGGGCCGACGAGGCTCTGAGGGCACAGCTCGCGGCGAAGGATGCTGAACTGAACGCAGTTCGGAAGGATGCGCACCTGGCCCGTATCGAGGCCCAGTACCCGGAGACGTTCGCCGTCCTCGGGGAGGCTGCGGCGGGTCTGAGCGCGGAGAAGCTCGCGGAGGCGGAGGCCCGGTTCACCGGGGTCGAGGCCCCTGCACCAACGCCCAAGCCAGTCCCCAACAACTCGGGGCGCAACATCGAGAACCCCGCCGAGGAAACCAGCGAGGACATCCTTCGCCGGCTCAGCACTTTCGAGGTCCCGAGGTAAGTCACCCCACACAGGGGTAGAAAGACCGACATCCAGTGGCTACTACGACCACCAAGACCAGCACGACCAACTTCAACCAGACGGTCGTTGCTCTGGTCCATAAGCGCCGCCAGGAGCTGCTTCGTGCGCCGCTGCCCCACATCGACCCGGCCAACTACCTGAAGGCCGAGTTCGTCAAGGGCACCAACAACACGATGCGGTTCCTCAACGTCCCCGACCTCTCGGTCGTGGCAGGGACCCCGACCCCCGGCACGCCTCCGTGGCTCACGGAAGCCGTCACGCCGGACGGTGAGGCCCTCGCCTTCGGCTACGAGGAGTTCTCGGCCAACCAGGCCGGCCGGTGGGTGTCCCTTTCGGACATCGCCGTGCTGCAGTCTCCCCTCGACCTGATGCGCGAGGCGGCCGACCGCGTCGCCCGCAACGCCATCGCCACCGCCGACAAGCGTGTTGCCGAAGTGCTCATCACGGGCACCAACGTCATCTACGCGAACGGCGCCACCAGCTCCGTTACGTTCCCCATCGGGTCGTCCCCGCTGACGGGAGCCCTCGTCAAGCGCGCCGTCGCCCTGCTTCAGGCCGGGCTCGTCCCGACCTTCGGGGACGGCACGTACCACGCAATCGTCCATCCGGGCGCCGTCTTCGACCTTCAGTCGGACACGTCCGTCGGTGGGTGGATTGACGCCGCTCGTTACGCCGGGGCTCGCGCCCTCATGACGGGCGAGATGGGCGAGTACGCCGGCGTTCGCTTCATCGCCTCGGCCTCGGCCGGGCAGAAGCTCGCGCAGGTCAGCACGAACAACTACGGAGGCACCACGACCTCCGTGGCCTCGTCGGACATCATCACGACCTCCACGGCCCACGGGCTGTCGGCCGGGATGCGCATTCGGTTCTCTGCCCTGACGGGTGGCTCGGGCCTTTCAACCGCCACGAACTACTACGTCATCGGCTCGAACCTGACGTCCACGACGTTCATGCTCTCTGCCACGCTCAACGGTTCGACCATCGACCACACTACGAACATCACGGCTGCCACTTGGTCGCAGGTGTATGACGTCAACTCGACGCACATCTTCGGCCCCAACAGCTACGTGTTCGGAGACTGGGGTAGCATTGAGGCGTACTACACCGCTCCGGGCGGTCCGGGCGACGAGCTGCACCAGCGCTCGGCCATCGGCTGGAAGGGCTTCTTCGGAGCCGTTATCGTCGGCCAGGGCACCTCGGCAACGAACGTGTCAGGCCCTCGGTACATCCGCATCGAGTCCGTCAACCCCATCTCGTAAGCTGACGGGGGCTGGTGACGAACCGGCCCCCCAAGCCCAGGAGGTGGCAACCCGCCAGCCCCCCAACCCTGGCCCCCTCTTCCCACTCGGGGAGTGGGGGCCTTACCCTTGAAGGGCCATGGATACCAGCCGAGACATCCTCTACCGGGGCTTCCTGCTCAACGACTCCGCCATCGCCGACAACGTCGTACCGGGAGACGACATCGGGTCCGGTATCTCGGGCTGCAAGGTCTCGTCCGTTGACTTCTCGGACGTAGACGTCGTGCAGTACCAGGAGAAGCGGTCCGAGCAGGACGGCATGGACGCAGGCAGCGTCTTCCTCGGTGCCCGCCGCATCCGAATGTCGGGCACACTGTATGGTCTGACGCGCGCCCTCCTCTTCGACGCCTACTGGTCGCTCCGGTCGGCCCTCTCGCCCGTCCTGGCGCAGCGCGAGAGCCCCGCCGACAAGGGCTATCGCCCCCTCTACTTCAGCGTTCCGACCAACCGCGTCGCGGACTACCCGGCGGGCGCTATCGACCTACAGGTCCTCGCCATGCCGCGCGCCTTCCAGGCCGTCTTCGACGACGATGCCCAGGGAGGGGACGACGAAGACAGCCTGGCCATCCCCTGGCAGGCGACCTTCCTGTGCAAGGACCCGAGTATCACGGCCGACGTGCCGCAGGACTACGTCATCGGGGACGACAGCACCGAGGTTGCCGTCACGGGGACCGCCGCAACCGACCTGTTCTCAAAGACGGCCCACGGCCTGTCGGCCGGCAATGTCATTCGGTTCACGGTTCTGGTGGGCGGCGCCGGCCTGACCGCAAACCTGAACTACTACGTCATCTCGGACGGCCTGACCGCCGACGCCTTCAAGGTCAGCCTGACGGCGGGTGGGTCGGCGGTCAACTTCACCACCGACGTCACGGCGGGGTCGTTCTACCGAAAGACGGTCACCTTCACGGGCAACACGGTCAACCGGGGCACCTACCTGGCGCCCCTGAACATGCTCCTGGTAGTCGGCAACCGTGCCGGCCTCATCAGTGTCCAGGCCGGCGACTCCGTCTTCTCGCTGACTCTGCCGGCCTCGACCGGCAACCGCACCATCCGGGTGGACGGCGCCCGCAAGATTGTGACCGTTGAGGAGTCTGGCGTCGAGGTCACGCGAATGGACATCATCACGTTCACGGGCAGCTACACCTGGGCACTCATTCCCGCCGGGTCAACGGGCTACTCCGTCTCCTACGCGGGGCTGGGCCTAGTCGATGACTCCAGCCACATGTGGTACTGGGAGTCCTACGCGTGAGGTACACTTGAAGCGATGAGCACGTACGCTGAGCTGAAGGACGCCGTCGCCCGGACTGTGCAGGACCCCGGGAACAAGACGTTCACCCCCGCCATGGTGGCCGACATCATCCAGGCCGCCTGGGCCGAGATTGGGCGGGTCGCCCCGCAGCGGTTCCGCGAGGACATCGACCTGGTCCCCGACGCCATGAGCTACGTTCTGCGCGCCCCCGGCGCCGAGCTGGACGTCACGGGCGACGAGGCGACCGACATCATCACGACGGACGAGGCCCACGGCTTCGCGGCCGATACGTCCGTCCGGTTCTCCGCCCTGACCGGCGGGTCCGGCCTGGTAGTGGGCCTGCCCTACTTCGTCTCGGCCACAAACCTCGGGGCCACGACCCTCTCCGTGAGCGCTACCCAGGGCGGGGCAATCGTCAACTTCACGACGGCCATCACGGCCGGCACGCTCCAGCGGACAGGCTTCGACACGGCCGTGCCCGAGGTCGAACTTACCCGCGTCGAGCTATGGGACATGACGTCTACGCCGGGCACCCCCGTCAAGATGCTCGCACCAGCCGACGGCGAGTACATCAACTTCAGCGACGTCGGCTGGAAGGTGTGGGGCGGGGTCCTGGAGCTGCCGCGCTGGGTCCCGCAGTACGTCCTCGGGTCTGAGGAGGACTACCTCCTGCGCGTGTGGGGCTATAGCCCCTGGCGCCCGCTCGTGGCGGACACGGACGTCTCGCCCCTGTCGCACGAGCTGGAGCAGGCCCTCCTCTCATACGCCCGAGTCGAGGCCCTGCGGCGCCTCAACTCATCGCGCGAGCTGTTCACGCAGTGGCAGACCCGCTCAGGCAACACGGACGTCTCGCCGGCAGGACTCATGAACGCCCTCAACATCGCCCTCGACGACTGGCGACGCAGGTCCCGGGCCATCGCGGTGCTGCGCGAAGCCCCCGGGTGACCCGTGAGCCAGCAGGTCATCTGGTCGGCGAGCACCGACACGACGGTCCGCAAGCACCGGAGCACGGGGGCGACGGCCGGGCAGGGCCAGAGCAAGCACTTCTATGTCGGCCGCTCGGGCAACTACGACTACGACGGGTTCGTCAAGTTCGCCTTGAACTGGACCGGCGTCGGTCGCATCGTATCCGCCACGCTCGTCATCTACACCGACGACGGCACGGGTGACTTCGACCTAACCACCAAAGAGCATCCGAAGGTCGTCGTCCGGCGCCTGACTGACGCCTTCTCGGAGGGGAACGCCCCCGACGGCGACTGGCAGTCGAACGACTACACAGTCGCGGCCGGCACCACATCGGACCAGCAGTCCGTCTACGTGTCGCGAGCGGCTAACGCCCTGAACCGCATCGACATCACGGCCATCGTTGAGGACTGGGCGCCGACGTCCGTCAAGCGGCGCAATGGCACGGCCGGAGGGGCGGCCAAGAACTACGGTCTCGGCCTCTTCGGCACGAGCAGCACGGACGAGAACTGGGCGGCCTGGAGCCGTCACGCCACAACGCCGTCCGTCCGGCCCAGCGTCGAACTCGTCTACGAGTACGGCCCGACGACGCCTGAGACGCCGACCAACCTGTCGCCCGTCGGGACGGTAGCCTCCGTCGGGTCGTTCCAGGGCGACTTCAGCGACGTCCGCTCGACGGACTACCTGGCCTACTCCGAGGTACAGGTCTACGACGCGGGCCACGCCGGCACGTCCGCTACCAGCGACCTCATCACCAGCACGGCCCACGGGCTCGTGGCCGGGGACCAGGTCTACTTCACCAGCCTCACCGGCGGTGACGCCCTGGTGACGTTCACGCGCTACTTCGTCATCGCGTCGGGGCTCACCACGAACGCCTTCAAGGTCAGCACCACGGCCGGCGGCGCGGCCGTCAACATCACGGACGCGCACGAGTCCCTGACCTGGAGCAAGCTGGTCTACAGCAAGAAGCTGGCGGCGACCAACACGGAGGCCATCACAGAGCACTTCACACACATCCCCGAGGACCTGTCGCTGGCGCGGAACGTGACCTGGCGCTGGCGGGTCCGGGTGTGGGACCAGGAAGCCGTCGCCTCACCCTGGACGGCGCTTACGAGCTTCACGGTCACGAACACGAACCCGACACCCCCCGTCGCCCTGCCGTCAGAGGCGTCGTCCTTCACCACCCTCGACGGTGTCCTCTTCGGCACCGTGTCGCCGTTCAGCGACCCGGACGCGGGCAACACGCTCTTCGCGTACCAGGTCCAGCTCTCGGCGTTCCCGTCGGGCAGCCCGAACTGGGACGAGCCGGAGTCCATCCTGTGGGACACGGGCAAGACGATGGTTCCCGCCGACGCCACTACCTACAGCCTGAAGTACGGCGGCGCCTCCCTGACGGCCGGCACGTACTATCACCGGCAGCGCGTGTGGGATAACTTCGACGGCGTCTCGGCCTGGACATACCGGAGCATCGTCGTTACCCAGGACTTCGACCAGGTGGCCGGGGCTTCAACCCGGCAGCAGGTCCGGCCTCGGGCGCCCTGGCGCATCGTCATCCGGGAGATGGCCTTCAACCCGGTCGGCGGCAACGTCACGGGCACGGCCTCGACCGACGTCATCACTACAGCCTCCGCCCACGGCCTGGCTGTAGGCTCGCCGGTGCGCTTCTCTGCGCTGACGGGCGGTGAGGGCCTCCTGGTGGGGGATACGTACTATGTGGCGACCGTGCCCTCGACGACGACGTTCACGCTCACCGGCGTGGACTTCACCACGAACATCACGGCCGGTACCATGACCCGCGTCACGACGCGTGGCCCGGGGAAGACCGTGGCCGTCCTGGAGCACGCGTCCGCCGTCGGGGCCAGCAAGGTATTCAACAGCCCGGGGGAGGCACACTGGACCCTGCAGGTGGACGACCCGCAGCTCGCCGTCATCGAACCCAGGCAGACCCACTACAGCATCCAGTTCTACACGGGCGACGGCTGGCGCGAGGTCTACGCCGGCCTCGTGTGGGATGCCGACGCCAGTGAGCGCGACGTCGTATTCTACGGCGTGGACTACCTGGGCCTCTTCGACAGCGTCCTCGACGAGCGGTACGACGCCTCCCTGCCCGACAAGCCGGCTGAGAAGGGCGGCTCGAAGTACGTTACGCCCGGCAAGAACAGCATCAACTACATCGTCAACGACCAGCTTGCGCGCGCCATTGCGGCACCGAACAGCCCGGTCGGCTTCATCACGAAGGGCGCCATCGCCTCGATGACGGAGACAGTCACCGTCTACAGCACGTACCAGCCGACGCTCTCGTTCGTCACGGGCCTGCTCGACAGCCACCGACAGGGCACGGGCAAGCAGACCCGCATTCAGGTTCGCCTGAGTACGGGCGGCGGGTACGAGGTCGTCGTGACGGACGTAGACCCGCCCAACGCGCGGGAGAACTTCCGGCTCCGGTACGGCGAACTAGTTCAGGGCTACCGCGTCATCCTCTTCGGGGACGACTGGGCTACGCGCATCTCGGGCATCGGCCGCACCCGCGACGGCATCCGGGTCCTGTACAAGACGCGAACGGCGCCCGGCATCAGTGAAACCGTGTGGGGTCGCTTTGCGCGGGCCACCATCGTGGACGGCGTGTCGGATGAGAATGACCTGCTGCGCCGCGTTCAACAGCTCGCGACGCGGGCCGGCAAGCTCGGCAAGCAGCTCGGGCTCGGACTCCGCTCCGACACCCTGATGCCCTTCGACGGGTACGACATCACGGACGCCTTCCCCGTCCACATCCAGCACGGAGCCATTGACACGACGGCCCTCGGGTCCGGCTACTGGACCTGCATGGCGGTGACGTGGGAGGCCGGCGAGCTGGGCCAGCAGAACACGGTCCTGACCCTATGGCCGCGTGAGGACACGGTGGCTCCCGACACCGACCTCCTCGTCCAGCGGGACATCCATACCCAGTCCGAGTGGCAGATTGGCTGGAAGGCTCCCGACCCGCTCAGCGCCACGAGCAAGTACTGGCTCGACCAGGAGACCGGCATCGTGTACGTTCGAGGAGCGAACGGGAATGTCTGGCAGGTGAGTGGGATATGAGCGTCCTTACGTTGGAGTCTGGCCACGACCTGGCCAACGGAGACGACGTCTACCTGGCCGACCTGGTCGGCGGCGACGGCCTCGAAGAGAACCACGTCTACCGCATCTTCAGCCTGTCCGGGAACACGTGCAAGCTCTCGGAGATTGCCGGCTACCCGACCGAGGTCAACTGGACCACGGCTATCGTCAGCGGCATCATCTCGAAGTGGCCCACCTACACGGTCGTCGCCGACGGCGTCATGGACCCGCCCACTACGCCGGCCCAGCCAACTGGCGTGGGGCTCGCATCGGAGGTCGTCGTCAGCTCGGACGGCACGAGTATCGTCCGCCTGACGGTAACGTTCACTCCCTCGACCGAGGACAAGCTTCGGGCAACCTACGTCCAAGTCACCTTCAAGAACGACAACCACCCGACCTCGCCCAGCCCGGTGTGGGATGACGACTCCGTCGTCATCCTGGCCCCTCCCGGCCAGAACTTCGTGACCATCGACGGTGTCGCCGGCAACACGCCGTACTGGGTGCGCACCTGGAGCGCAGACGTCTTCGGCAACGTCTCGGGCTACACGACGGCCGTCACGACGACGAGCGTCAAAGACTCCGAGGCACCCGCCGTGGTCGGCGGCCTCTCGACGCAGCCCGTCGTCAAGGGCCTGTTCGTCAACTGGAACGCCACGTCGGCCAAGGACCTGGCCTTCTACGAGCTGCGCTACGCGCCCGACGACGGGTCCGGCCTGCGGCCAGACCGCACGCAGTGGGTCACTGTCCGCGCGAAGACGACCACGGTCTACGTCGGCGGACTGACGGCCGACTCGAACGGGGACGGTGTCGCCGACAAGAAGTACTGGTGCCAGGTACGCGCCATCGATACGAGCGGGAACGTCGGCGCCTGGTCCGGCGACGTCACCGGCTCAGCCGCGACGGACACCTTCACGACGCCCGTCCCGCACCCCTTCTACACGGACGACGTCGTCCGCTTCACGACTCTGACGGGCGGAGCCGGGCTGACGGCCAACGCGGACTACTACGTCATCGCGTCCGGCCTGACCTCGACGACGTTCAAGGTCTCGACAACCCTGGGCGGGTCGGCCGTGGACTTCACGACGGACGTCACGGCCCCCTCGTCGGTTACACGCTACCCCCTGGTCAGCGATTACCTGACCGCGCCCGAGGCCGGTTGGTCTGCCCCCGTGTCCGGGAACCCGGCCCTGACTGGCAGCACGGACATTGGGGCTGCCAGCATCAGCACGGTCCACGTGTCCGGCCTAGACGCCTCCGTTATCAAGACGGGGGACCTGCGCATCTCCACGACCGACGCAAACATGCTCGACGGCATCAAGGTCTACAACCCGTCGGGCGTGCTCGTCGGGCTCTGGAACGAGACGGGACTCCACATCTACTCGGGCACGGACGCCACCGACTACGTGCGCGTCTATGAGGCCGGCATCAGCGTCTTCAGCGATGGGGTCGAGGTTGCCGCCATGACTCCGGCCGGCCTCAACGCCACCGCCCTCGCCTTCGGCGCCATCCCGGGCGGCCAGAACCTCGTCTACAACTCGGGCTTCGAGCTGTACGCCTTCGGCGCGGCGGCGGCGCAGAAGACATGGACCGTGGCCGCCGACTGGTCCGGCACGGCCGTCTCCGAGACGAACATCACGGAGGGGGCGGGCGCGCTCACCATGACGGGGGTTAGCTACTGATGGCGACGACGACCTTCACCTGTAACAAGGACGCCCGCATCGCCCGACGTTTCAGCGACTCGTGGGACGCCGGAGCGGGGGCGAGTGACTACCTCCCCGTCGGACCATACGGAGGCTACCTCTACCGCTCGCTCCTGGGCTTCAGCTACTCCTTCTCCGGGATGGTCAGCATCACGAGCGCCATCCTACACATCAAGACGAGCAGCCAGTACTACGTCGCCTTCGGGTCGGACCCCGACGTGTACGTGCGTCGCGTCACCTCGTCCTGGTCGGAGGGCACCTACTCCTCTCTCTCCAGCTCGAACTCCGTCATCTACCCCGGGCCGTCTACCACGGCGACCAACGAAGTCCTGAAGGACGTCTCCACCGCCGAGAACACGTGGATTACGGTGGACATCACGGCGATGATGGAGGCCGCCCGGGCGGCCGGAGTCTTCTACGGCCTGCGACTCCACTCCGCCCAGGAGGGCGAAGGCGACACGGACGAGACGACTGAGTTCTACGCCCGCGAGTATGGCTCAAACGACGCCTACATCGAGGTCACGTACACGACGAACACGGTCCCGGCCGCACCCACCAACCAGGTGCCCGCCGCCGGAGCCGTCGTGGTCCCGGACCCGACCATCTCGTTTACGCATTCGGATGCGGACAGCGACCCGCTTCTCGACTACGACATCCAGGTCTCGACGGACTCGACCTTCGCTTCGGTCACGCACCTGAACCTCGCTGCGCAGACCGGCGGCATCTCCGGCAACAACGTCAGTCGCGTCTACTCCGCCTGGGGCGGCACCGCCCTGACTCGGGGCACGACCTACTACTGGCGCGTACGCACGAGTTCCAGCACTGGCGAGCTTGGCGAGGGGGCCTGGTCTGCCGCACGCTCCTTCATCGTCAACAGCCTGCCGACCACCACGGTCACGGAGCCCTCCGCCAGCGGGCGACTGGGTAAGCTCGCCTACACGGCCGGCGCCGGGTGGGCCTCGCCGCGCCTGGTCGTCGCGTGGTCCATGTCGGACGCGGATGCGGGACAGGCGCAATCGGCCTACCAGGTCTTCATCAAGAAGGACTCGGACGGCACGACCTTCTACGACTCCGGCAAGGTGTCCAGCGCGGCTACCACGCTGACAGTCCCGGCGACCTTCGTCGAAGGCGACAAGTACCGGGTCAAGGTCCAGGTGTGGGACGCGCTCGACGAGACGGGCGACTACTCGACCGAGTGGACCGTCCGCGTCCGCTGGGGGGTCGGTCTCTACCGGTACGACATGTCGGCCGCCCCCGTCTCCCTCGCCCTGAACAGCCTGGCAACGACGACGGGCTCGAACAGCTCCGTGGTCATGGAGTACAGTTCGAACTCGACGACCTCTACGCCAGGAACTTTCTACGCGACCGTAGGCGCAGTGCCGCTCCAGCAGTACTTCTTCTACAAGGCCTGGCTGTTGGCCTGGGGGGCAAGCCCGGCCACGAGCCCGTCCCTCGACGCCCTCGTCCTCGACTACTCGGCCACCATCCTCACGCCGGACTCGTGGGTCAGGTCGGACACTACGTCGGGCGTCATCCTGACCGACCCGGGGTCGTACGTCTACGGCTCCCACTCGCTGCGCATCGCGGCCAACGGCGCGAAGTACGCGTATCAGACCATCACGGTACTGCCGAACACGAACTACGTCCTCTCGGGGCGCATCAAGGCACAGGGCAACGCCCAGGCGCGGCTCGCGCTGTGGGACGTCTCGGACAACGTCCTGGTCAACGGTACCCTGGTTACAGCAACCCAGGACTTCCCGGCCGTGCCGGAGGCCCTGTACTGGTACAGCGGCTCGAATACGCAAGTGAAGGTCGTCTGCCACGCCGCCGGCTCGTCCGGCACGTACGCCTGGTTCGACACCCTGAAGCTGGAGGCCTCGACCGTCGTCACGCCCTGGTCTCCCGGACAGGTCGGCCGTGCGGGTATGGCCGTGGACGCCGGCGGGCTTCAGATTGACGCCAGCGCCGGAGCCATCCTGCGGCTTCGGGGCTCGTCCGGCGGCATCGACGACCTGGTCCAGCTCGGCGCCCACGGCCTGACCATCGGCTCGGCAGGCGCCGCCATCAACGCCGCCATCCGCGCCTCGAAGCGACGCCTCTTCAGGTAAGATAGGAGTACCATGGCTGCAGACCCCGTCTTCGCCTCCACCCCCCGTCACGAGGCGGTCTCCGTCTCGTCAACGGCCGACACGTCGCGCACTGCTCCCTCCACGTACGTCACCCTCCTGACGGCCGGCAGCAGCGGCACCAAGATTGAGAGCCTCGTGTTCGAGGGCACGGGCACGACGGTTGCGGGGGTCGTCGTCGTGTTCATCTACGACGGCTCGACCTACCACGACTTCTATGAGGAGGCCGTTACGGCCGTCACGGCAAGCACGACCGCCGCCGCCTACCGCACAGAGCGCACCTTTGACAACCTCATCCTGAAGGCCGGGGAGTCCCTGCGCGTCACGTCGCAGGTCGCGTCCCAGCTCATCAAGGTGCATGCCTTCGGCGGCGACTTCTAGGGGAGGCGCCCCGTGAACAAGGGTGCGCTGAGGGCCTTCGGGAGGGGTGCGCGCAGGAAGCCGTGGGTCTACATCCCGGTCACGCGCGGCCCGGCGGACACGACCTACTACTGCGCGCCGTCGGGCCTGGACGGCGCTACGACCAGTGCCAGCATCTCCTCGACCGTCACGCCCGCCATCGGTGGGCGCAATGGCATCCCCATCGACGGCAGCGTGCGGGCCTTCCGTGTGCTCTGCATCGCGCGCAACACGACAGTGGCGTCCAGCGTCATCACGGCGCTCTCCTATGACGGAGGTTGGCCGCGCGTCGAGTGCTACCACGGCAAGGTCTCGGGCATCAACGAGTCAAACATCGGCATGGTCATCACTGGCGGCCTGTACAACACCCAGTTCCGGTACTCGGTGACCTGGGCTTCGGGGACGACGACCTACCACTTCCGCGTCGTCGGCTACTGGGTGGAGGCTGACTGATGAATGGCGGCCTGCGTGCTGGGCTCCGGGGACATGTCCGCCAGAACCTCATGCCCCGCCCGCGCTACATCGGCGACCTGGTCTTCAACCGCCTAGCCGACCCCTCCACCTACGTGCAAGCCGTGCCTGACGGGAGCACCGTTACGGCCGACCGGACGATGACCTTGACCGACGACGTAGCCGGAGTAAACGGCATCCCGGCCGACGGGAGCGTGGTCGCCGTCATGGTCCACGTCTGGCACCGCTCGACCGTGGGCTCGGACGCGACGGTCATGGAGCTGATGGACTACGACAATCCCCGCGCGCTCGGGGTGGCCGTGGACTCGGGCGACGGGCATCATGGCTGGCATACGTACAGCGGGCACGTCGCGGGCCACCACGGCGTGAACACCTTCGAGCGCATCTACACGGGCGGCAAGAACAACACCCAGTTCAAGTACGGCATCTCCAGTGTGCCGGGGTCCTCGACCACCACGTTCTACATCCGCATCATGGGCTACTGGACGAGGGCTGACTGATGAACAAGGGCGCGCTTCGAGCGCTTACGCGCGGCAGCCGTGCGCGGTCGCTGGTCTACGTTCCCTTTGCCTCGTACATCTCTATCAAAGAGGGCGAAAGTCACACGGCAGACCTGAACACGACCTACACTCCCGCCATCCTCGACCTTGACGACCATGTTGCACCGGGCCGGAACCTGCCACCCGGGGGGACGCTGAGGGCGCTGGAGCTGATGATGTGGGCCAGGAATGACACTTCGAACTCGGCGATGGCGCTGTACGTCCACGACTTCGACTGTCCGCTGGCCATCGGGGCCGCCGAGGGAGGCTGCCACTTCGGTGCGTATGGCGGGGTAGACATCGGCAACTACAAGAACATGAGGGCGACGATACGCACCGGCGGCAAGGGCAACACGCAGTTCAAGTACGGGGTCCAGTGGGCCGCAGGCACTGCCGTCATCTACATTCGCGCGCTGGGCGCGTGGTATGAGGCGCCCTGATGGCGAAGAAGGGCATCGCCACCGTCAAGGAGCGCCGCTTCGCCGAGGCCTTCCTGAAGCACATCGGGGCTGACGTCTCGAACGTCTTCCTGGTCACGGCCGTCATCGCCTGGATGCGACGCGAGTCCGGGAAGACGTACATCGGTAACAACGTCTTCAACATCCGCCACTCGAAGTACGAGACTGGGTTCCGCATCGGCAAGAACGGCCGGTTCGCCACGTTCAAGACGCTCGACCTGGCGGCGAAGGCCACGGCAGCGCTGCTCCTGTCGGCCAAGCCGGGCGACTACCGGGGCTACGACAAGGTCGTCAAGGCGCTCCGCCGCGCAAACGACCAGACGCAGAAGGGGATGCAGCAGCAGGCCCTCGACTTCCTGACCGCCCTGGCGATGTCGAAGTGGAGCGCGACACACTACGGCGCACCGCACGGCGAGCCCTGGCTGAACAAGCTCGTAGCGGTCTGGTCCACCATCCTGGGACTGCCACCCCTGCCGGCAGAACCCGTGAAGCCTCCGCGCAGGAGGCCGGTCCCGCCCCGCGACCTTGACACGAACCTACTCCCGGCTGGCTTCATAGACCCATACGAGGCTCGCGGGTTCTACAATGATAGGCACGGCGAAGTGGCGCCGCTGACCGGTGGACTCTGATGGTCGAGAGAGCAACCCCAAACGACAAGGACACCCTACTCCTGGCTGACCCCGTCGCCTTGACGCAGCGACAGATGCTCATGCGCCTCGACGCACGCCTGGACGTTATGAACGGGCGAGTCCGCAAGGTTGAGGACGAGCAGCTCGTAGCGAAGACGGAGCGACGCACCCTGAAGGGGCTCTTCCTGGCGGGCATGGCGGCCTGGCCCGTCGTCGTCTGGTTCCTCTCGCGCACGACTCTCGTGCCGTGACGCTCCCCAAGAACCACGTCCACATCTCTGAGCGCGAGCCGGACGGCTCCTGGGAAGACTGCACTTGGGACTCCGGCCTGGAGTGGTACCGCCTGGTCTACGACCCCACCAGGCCCGCCACGCACACCGAGGCGCAGAGGCTTCGGGCTGCCAGCGGCGAACCCGCTACTGGCGGCTCTAACACCGAGGACCTCCGGCGTGGCATCCGGGTTCGCTATTCCCGGACCGTAGTCTCCGCAGTCTCCGGGTTTGCGGCCCTTTGGGCAGCCCTTGACCCCGGCACGTGCGCAATGGTCCAGGGCTCGATGAGGGCGTTCGGGCCTGACCATCGGCTCAGCAAGTACGACCGGAACTTCGACGGCGGACATGCCGTCATGTGTATCCGCCTCGACGCGACCGACCGCGTCTGGTGGTGCGACCCCGAGGCGCCGGCTAACGTGGGCTACAATGGCATATGGGTGACGAAGGCGGAGCTGAAGGCGTTCGTCACGGCCTTCGCCGGTACGCACCTGGTCAAGGCCATGCTCCCCGACCCCACACCCGCAGGAGGCGACATGCCAGCGCTGACGACCTACATCCCGGGCTATACGGCCCTGGTCAAACCCCAGTCAAACATCCGCTCTGCGCCCATCATCACGGCCTCTACGAAGCTGCGCACGACGCCGACGTCGGCCGGCGAGCCCGTCACCCTGGCCGGCACCGTCAAGGGGGACGTGGACCCAATCAATGGGTCTGACGTCTGGTACACCTGGTGGAAGAACGGACGCTGGGAGTTCACGGCCAAGGACAACATCGTCAGCCTCTCGGCGCCGACGGCTAATGACGGCTACACGAAGGCGACGCAGGACGCGGCCGTCGCCGCGCAGAAGGCGGCCGACGCCGTCGCTCAGGAGCAGGCCGTTGACACGGCCGTCAAGGCCGAGCAGGCCCGGGTGCGCGGGGTGCTGGGGCTGTGACGTACTGGTCCCCTGAGCGGGTAGCGCGCGACCAGCGCCGACGCGAGGAGGAAGCCCGGAGGTCGGCGGCTGAGGGCGCCGAGAGGGCCTACCTTGAAGCACTGGGTGAGGCCATCGGGCGGCACTCGCGGGGACCCCAGGGTCCCCAGGGTGAACCGGGGGCCAGCGGCCCGCCCGGCGAGCGCGGAGCCGCCGGCAAGGACGGTCGCGACGGCCAGGACGGGCTGCCGGGCGCGCCGGGCGAGAGAGGGCCACAAGGCCTGACCGGCCTGCGGGGTGAGGCGGGGCCACCCGGGCGCGACGGCAGGGACGGCAAGGACGGCAGGGACGGCAAGGACGGCTGGTCCGCTCCGCGCCGCGTTGGCCGTCAGGCGGTGTACAATGAGCGTGGCATCCTGGAGGGTGCCCGCACCATCTTCAGCGACGGGACGGAGCAGTTCGAGCGGCTGGTCTACAATGAGAACGGCTGGCCCACCCACACGGAGATTGCCTGATGGCGAACGACTGGGATACGCGAGCAAGGAACGTCGGCGTTGACGCTATCGCCGCACAGATAACTCGACTGGCGCTCCATACGGGCGACCCCGGCGGGGCCGATACCGCGAACAACGAGGTCTCGGGAGGGTCACCAGCGTACGCGCGGAAGGCGGTCGCCTTCAACGCCGCTTCGGGCGGGTCCGCGTCGCTGACGGCCGACGTCGTCTTCGACGTCCCGGCGACGACCGTCGCCTGGGTAAGCGGCTGGAATACGGCCGGCACGCAGCGGTTCTTCAAGAAGGACGTCACGGACGAGGTGTTCGGGGCGCAGGGGACGTACACCGTCAAGGCCGCCACGACCATCGACCTGAACGACGCCTAAGCCATGCCCCGCGTCGCTGATGTCCTGGTCGCCGGGCAGCCGGTCGTCGCCCACTGGAACGGGGCGGGGACCAACTACATCGTTGAGACCCCCAGCGGCAACCTGTACATGGTCTACAACGACTCCGGCTCCGACGTGATGTACAAGAAGTCCACGGACGGCGGCCTGTCGTGGGGCACCGCCGTGTCCGTGTTCACCGGCACAACCGTCGCCCTGTCTATCTGGTACGACCGCTGGTCGAACATAGCCGCCGACCGCATCCATATGGCCTACACCGAGTCGGGCGGCTCGGACACCCTGTACCGGACGCTGAACACAGCCGACGACTCCCTCTCGACGCAGACAACCATCTTCGCCGGGGCCTCGCAGGCGTCCGGCAAGTGCCTGTCTATCTCGCGGGCCGTCGGGGGCAACGTCTACTGCAAGACGATGATTGACGCCGGGGCCGAGGGCGGGTTCTACCGGCTCCTGAACGCGAATGTCCCCAACGGCGCCTGGGACGCAGCCCGCACGGTGGACGAGACGCTCGCCACGACCGACCAGATGATACTGCTGCCCGACTTCGACGCGGCGGACAATCAGGACATGCTGGCAATCTTCTGGGACGCGAGCGCCGACGAGGTCAGCCGCAAGCTCTACGACGACTCCGGCAACTCGTGGAGCGAGACGAGCATCGCCACGTCCATGGTGGACCAGGTTGCCACAACCGCCTTCCCTCACTTCGCCGTGGCCCCGGACATCTCCAATACGAACCACATCCTCGTGGCGTGGTCTGGCGTGGACACCCTGAACGCCGACCTCCGGTGCTGGACCGTGGACTCCGGGGCCATCACGGCCAAGACCGATGTGGTAACCAACTCGACGGACGACCAGGGACTCTGCGCGGTCACGCTCGACCTGAACACCGGCTGGTGGTACGTGTTCTACGCGGGCATAACGTCCGGCGGTGAGACGTACTCGACGGCCCTCAACATCTACTACAAGGTGTCGAAGGACCAGGGCTCCACCTGGGGGGCGGAGACCAAGTTGTCGGTCCTGCCGACCACGGTAGCCCCCAAGTGGATGGCCTCGATACCGCGCGCCTACCGGAGTCCGCTGCGGCTGGCCTACTACCACGACACGACAATCGACGAACTGCGGCTCCTGCTCGACCACACCGTCCCCCACGCCAACTACCAGATAGGGATATAGCATGGCCGCTCCGTACAACCCGCCGAAGAAGAACGAGGACTTCCTCATTCGTATCGCGCTGGAGGACTACGCGAACCCCGGCAACTTCAAGTCCAACCCCACTATCGCGTCGGGCGACTTCAAGGTGGCCGTGGACGGGGCGTCACTCGCCAACCTGGCCACGACGCCATCGGTTAGCCCGTCCTCGACGGTCCTCGTCCTCATCACCCTCTCAGCGTCGGAGATGAACGGCGACGTTATCACCCTCGTCGGCGTGGACCAGACCGCCCCGAAGGAGTGGGCCGACATCGTCATCAGCATCCCGACCACCCAGTAGGGTAGGCCATGCCTACCTATCGCCCGTTCTTCGGGTACCCACACAGCCAGGTTGACAACCGGGACGCTACCTTCGCCCTGACGGGCGGGGGCGCCGTCTCATTCCAGACGTCGGCCTCCCACAACGCCACTCCCACCCTGACCGGAGGAGGCGTGGTCGCCGTCTCGCTTACGGCGGACCACAGTCTGACGCAGGCGCTGACGGGTGGGGGCATCGTAGCACTCAGCGCGTTGAAGGATGCGCTGACGACGCAGGCGCTGACGGGTGGGGGCATCGTAGCACTCAGCGCGTTGAAGGATGCGCTGACGACGCAGGCGCTGACGGGCGGCGGAGTTGTCACGGCCTCATGGCTGAAGGCGGCCCTCTCTACCCTGGGGATAGCGGGCGGCGGCGTAGTCACGGTCACGGCCACGAAGGAGGCCCTGGCCACCCTCGCCCTCACTGGCGGTGGCGTCATTACTCCGGCCACGCTGAAGGCCGCCCTCGTATCCGCCGCCCTCACCGGCGGCGGCATCGTCACCGTCGTCTACGAGCGAAGCGGGGAGGGCGGGCCGGAGGTCACGTTCCAGGTCTCTGGTGGTGGCATAGTCACGGTCCTCTACGGCCGAGCGGGGGGCGTCTCCGATGACGGCGGACGCGCCCCGCGCTGGGTCCTCGACGATAGGTGGGAGGAGTTGCGTCTTGTCACGCAGGCGGGCTGGCTGCTCCTGCTCGACGGCCTTGACGAGGACGTGGTATACTAAGCGTCCCACACCTCGCTGGCCCGGGTGGGGCATCTGTCCGACGGTCATGCCTTGGGGCTAGGGTACTGGAAGTGCCAGCTCCGTCCAGCCTGTTGACCCCCAATGAGGCGCCGCGTTAGGACCCCGTAGCGAGTAAGCGGGCACACTTGGGCCTGCGTAGAACGCGGGGCCGCAGGCGGGAGGTACGGTACGGCCGCCGACCCCCTGGGCTCCGGAAACGTCGGGGGCAGCTCCCGACCAGGTCCACCACAGGCAGGCCTCGACCGGGGTTCGACTCCTCGGCGAGGCGCTCAGTCAGGCTTGTCGCCAAGCCCTCCCCCCTCACAGACGCTACAGCGCCCCTTCTCCCACGGGATGTTGTAGGTGCGGTGCAGCTCGCGGTGGCGTCTCAGGCGGTCGGCCTCTGCTCGCTCCTCACGTTCCCGCCTGTGGAACGAGCACTGCCGGCACACGCACTCACCGGGCAGTCGCCACAGGGCCAGGGCTCCGACCATCATCAGGGCGAGGGCCGCCGACGCGACGACACGCACCTCTTCGAGGGACGGCGTCATGGAAGGAACCGTAGGTCACGCGTCCCGTGGTAGCGGTCCATGTGTGCGGCCACCCGCTGCTTCACCTCGACAGGCTCGTCCTCCAGGATGAGGTGTCTATGCGGCATGAAGCCATTGCCGGCCGAGAGGGTGGAGGGGTGCGCGAGCTGCGGGTCGGGGCTGTGGCCTGCTGGGCCGGAGACGGGGATGAAGAGAGGCTGGCCGTCAGGGTCTGCCCCCCTGTGGGCAGTCATGCGTCGTGGCGGCGATGCCGTCGGACAGACGCCTCGTCGATGGCGAGGCCCCGGCGGGCTAGAGCCCGAACGACGGAGAGGTTCCCTACGACCTTGACTGGCAGGGCGAGGGCGGCGCGCCACTCACCTTGGGCGTCCTCGTCCTGGACGCTGATGAACGCGCAGAGCTTGCAGCCGGTAGCCGTGCCGGCTACAAGCTCGTCGCGGATGCTCACCCTCGGCCTTCGCCCAACTCGCTCGCCAGCTCGGACACCGACCGGGGCGACCAGACGAAGCGTCGGGCCGACTCGACGACCGTGACGATGATGGCGGCGGCGGCAGTAGCCTGCACGATGGCCTCGTCGAAGGTCTGGTCCGGGATTGCCCCGAACCCCCTGGCAACGAAGTAGATGACGACGGCCGCACCGTACGTGATGGCCCGGAGGGGCTCTCCCTGCAGCACGTCGCGCGTCTTGTCGAGGATACGGCCGATGAGGCCCGATGGGTCACTCATCTTCGGCCTCGGGCTCGACGTCCCCAATGAGGTCTGCGAGGAAGTCGTCCTCGTCTGCGACGGCGACGTCCGTGTCGCCACTATCCGCCTCGGCTTCGTCGGCCTCTTCGGCGGGGACCTCAGCAGCCGGCTCGGCGGCCTCGGCTTCGGCCTCGACGGCCAGGATGCGCTCGTACTCGGCGTCCTCGACCATCTGGCCCCGGAAGATGCGGGTCATTCGGACCCTCCTGTGTTTGCGACGCCAGACGGCGCCTGACTATGATACACCTCCAACATGCGCATGACGCGCCGCGTAAACGGTGCCTCGGATGGGAGGCCGTCCTGGTTCGTGATGGTCTCTCTCAGTCCTCCCATCACCTGCACGAGCTGCCCGAACACGGAGCTGTCCTTGCGGAAGTTCTTGGCGTCGCCCCTGGCCACAATCAGGGCCGCGAGACGAACCTGCTGAGCAGCCTGCCAGTCGGCGTAGCGCTCGTCGCAGGCCTTCCTGGTGGGCAGGTCGCAGGTAGGGCCGCCCTCACGGTGGACGTGGCTCACGAGGCCTGTGCCGCCCTAGCCGGATATGGCTCTAGTCGCATCGGCCAGAACACGACCTGAGAGCCGCGCGAGTCGTTCCAGAACACGATGGACACGTGGTCGTAATCGCGCGGGTTCTCGATGACGCCCGCCTGCAGCAGGCGGAACGTGTCCCGCACGCTCTCCTGCAGGGGCGTCAGCTCAGGAGGCACCGGACCCCTCGTCGAAGTGCGGCGCCCGGTCGTCGGTCCCGACAGCGCGCTGCTGGAAGCTCGTGAGGGTGAGGGCGTGCCACGCAACGTGCGCCGTATGGCGCAGCCCGGACTCGCTGTCGAACTCCTCGCCGGCCAGGAACGCGAACAGGTGCCGGAAGAGGGCGTCGATACTGAGCGACCAGGGGTAGCCCTTCAAGTAGTTGTACCGCTCGTACTTCTGCTCGCCCATGCCGTAGACGCGGGCCAGTTCCTTGAGGGCGAGCGGGTCCGCCCCGCCGAACCGTTCGCCCTTCTGGCCCTTCTGTCCGCCCGTGGCGGACGTGACCCGGACCTCGTCACTCATTCCTTCCCTCCGGCGAGTGGAACGAGATATCACTCTTTCCTCCCCAGGCCCGTACGAGTTCAAGCAGGGTGACGCGCCTCCACTTGGACGGGTTGTCGCCATGCATGGCGAGCGACGCCCACGAGTAGATGGGTAGGCCGCATAGGTGGGCGACGAATGTCTCCAGCCGGGCGCCCCGGCTCTTCTCCCAGCCGTCTAGCACGGCCACGGCCTCGATGCCATCATCGGCCAGGAGTTTCACGTCTCGTGCAAGGAAGTCGCCCCACGTCTCGCCGTTGGCCGAGCCCGTGCCGGGCGCGCCGTCAGCACTAGCGAGCGCAGCCGCCTGAGTGGCCGGGTCGTCCATCTCGGCGGGGCTCTGGACCCGGAAGCCCTCCTCCCGCAGTATGGCTGCGACGCTCTGGAAGTGGGGGTAGTTGAACTGGGGCAGGCCCGTCATCGGGCCGGCCAGGTAGACGAACGGCTTCATGACTGTCCCCTGCCTCCTATCGAGCGACCCGTCACGAACTCCAGCCACTTCGGGTTGTCTCGCAGAAACTGGAGTAACACGGGCGCCGTCCGCCAGCACAGCTCCTCGCTATCGTGCCCCACCATCTGGAGGATGAAGTGGAGCGTCTCATGGACGAGCGTGTCCGCGAGCTGGTCCTCCGACTGGCGCCCGCCGACGACGAGTCGTCCGGCCATCAGGTCCATGTGGCCCGCAAGGGGCTCGTCCTCGGCCTGTTCCAGGTCGTCTACTAGGTGGATGGTGACCTTCTGTCCGATGACCCTCATCGAACGCGGCAGCTCACGCCTCATGGTGCGATGCCTGCGCGGACCAGGGACCTGATGACGCGTGCCTGGTGCCTCCGCACGCGGCGGCTGGTGCGCGGCTTGTCCAGGGCGTCCCGATGTCGGCGCGCGTAGCGCGGAACGAGGCCGACCGGGTCCTGCTGGACGTACAGGCCTACGTGCTGGGCCGTGAGCAGCCCGGTCGGCCGGCGGTAGCCCACCGACCGACGGGTGCGCCGGTTGTACATCTCGGGGTTCGCGTAGACGTGGGCGACGCTGCCCTCGGGCGCCTTGAAGCCCTCGGCCAGAAGGTTGTTGGCCTTCCTGAGGAGGGCGGCGTCGTGGCGGTCCTGCCGCCACCGTTCGAAACGGGCGGCCAGTTTGTCGAAGAACCTCATCGGCGGCGCCTCCGCTGGTGAATGAAGTCGCCGACGAGGGCGCCGGCGAGGGCGACCTGGGCGGCAATCAGAAGCTCAATCCCAATCGTCGTAGGGGTCGGTGTGGAGGGCTCGGTATCCGTAGCGGGGGGCGTGGGCAGCGCGCTGGGCGTCAACGAGGCTGAGGAGGTAGGGGTCGGCTGGGGGCTGGGCACCGGCGTATCGCTCGGCTCGGGCGAGGACGTCGGCGCCGGTGACGGCTCCGGGCTGGCGGTCGGGGACGCCATCGGAGACGGGTCGGACGAGGTGGAAGGCAGCGGCGATGGCTCGGATGACTGACATGGTCCCAGGTAGTCCTCCTCGTGTCCGGCGGCCTGCGTGCCGCCCTCAGTGAAGTGGCCCTGCGGGTAGCCGCCCTCGTTAGGCGGAACCTCCAGGGTGACGAAGTGGGTCGTGCCGGCTTGGCCGGCGGCGTGGCATACGGTGACCTTCTTTACAGCTAGGGCCATATTCACACTCAGGGTGAAGAACAGGGCGGCAGTGAAGAACGCGACGACGAGACGCTTCACTTCTCGAACTCCTGACAGGCTGTGCAGGACCGGTACGTCCGACCCTTGCGACTCGTGAGGGTGGTAAGGCTGGCGCTTCCATGCTCTGGACAGGCCCACCCAACCGTGGGCGCGTCCTGCTCCACGGGCTGCGGGGAGGGCTCGTCTGCGGGGCTGCCGAAGACGGCGCTCTGCGCCCGCGCCTGCAACTCGGCGTAGTGCTCCGCGAACGGCTTCTCCGGGGCGGCTGTCCGGGCGCGACGTGCGTCCCAGTCCGCCTCCAGCATGTACCCGTTTGCGCGGTTGATATTCCTCTCGACCTCGCCCAGGGTTCGGCGGGCTGTCTCCAGGCTCTTCTCGGCGCGCGCTAGCTCCTGGCGCGCCTCGACGATGGCGGCCAGGATGGACTGCCGCTCCTCGTCCGGGAGTGCGGCAGTCGGCGGGGGCACGGCCCCGCCGGCTACGTCGGAGGGCGCGTTCGCAATACGCTCCTGCCCGACGGGCGTGAGCCTGGTCGCGGCCTCGTCCTTGCGGGCCATGATGCCGGCCGTCATCTGGTCGAGGACGGACTGGGTTCCACTCATGCAGCGTCCTCCTCCGGCGACTCGCCGGCGACGATATCCGTGAACAGCCCCGTCGGCTCCGGGAACGTGGCCAGGAAGCGGGCAAAGGCCACGCTGCCCAGGAAGGCGCGTACGACATCGGGCCGGTACTTGAAGAGGTGGATGCTCCACCCGTTCGGTCGGATGTGGACGAGCCCGCCGCGCCGGGTGGCCAGCAGCAGGTCGGTGAGGCGATGGTCGATGACCCCATCCGAGCCGACGAACTCGGCGCTCAGGTAGGCCGTGAGTTGAATGACTTGGTCCGTGTAGACCCCCTTGGACGTCTTCCAGTCGAGGAGTACCAGCTCCCCGCCGTACTGCTTGACGGTCTCGACCGTGATGGCGTCAGCCTTGACGGGCGACTCCGTCATGCCCTCGGGCAGGACCCACACTAGGGCGTCGAACGAGCCCGCATAGCCGGCTTCAAGGTTGAAGCACTGAACTTCGCGCGCGATGATGACGAACGGGTAGCTCCGGCGCATGTCCCAGTACTGGCGCACGCTGTTGCGCACGAAGAGGACGTCCTGGTCCTGCACGCCGCTCCGAGCCCGCTTCCGGTCCCGCTCGCTCAGGTTAGCGAAGGCGGCTTCGACGTACGGGCGTTCGACGCGGTCCCAGGCCACGTTCTTCTCGATGGCCTCGTGCGTGATGGTGCCCCGGATGGCCGCGATGTTGCGTGGCTCGTCGGCCTGCTCACGCAGCCACCGGCGCAGCTCGTCCATCGGTCCCTGCTGGCCGTCCGTCGCGGCGAGCCGGCGGGCGAACTCGCCCGGGAACTCGTCCACGACGCGCGTCTCCTTGACACCGCCGCGAGGCCCGATGACGGTCCGCTTCATCGTGCTCATGGCGACGTCGATGATGTTTGCGAGCTGCCAGTTGACCAGCGTGTAAGGCTCGCCGCACATCTTGCGGATGGACGTGACGGAGAGCACGTTGTGCTCCTGCCCCGAGGCGGCATCGACCCACCGATAGAACCGGAAGCCGTCGCCGGCGAGGCTGGCGTTCCTCGGGCCGCTCATACGAGGCTGTCCGTCCCGAACAGGAGGCCCGTCACGACGAGGGCGACAACGAAGGCGAGTGGGTTGACGCTCACGGCGGTCAGGCCCACGAGGGCCAGGGCGCCCATGAGGGTGACCCACAGGACGAGCCGGCGCAGCGCGGCACGTTCATGGCCGCCCACGACGAGGCGCAGCCAGCCTTCGGCCGGTGGTCGCTCGGGGCTTTCGTCTTCCGCCAGTGTCACCATGCTGCCACCTCCGCGAGGGCCGTGATGTCGATGAGCGCCGGTATTGTCTCACCACTGTCAAGAGCCGGGACGGGAGCCCGATAGGCAGCGACGGCCTCGTCGAAGGAGCGGTGGCCCTTCGGCCAGAAGGCTCGGGTCGGCGGCACCTTGCGCAGCCCGTCGTGCGCCCGGTGCGGGCACCACTGATTGTCCGACCCGACCAGCCAGAACATGTGCCCGTGCTCGGGGTTGAGCGGGCACGGGTCACCGTCGCCCAGGTCAGTCCTCTTCGTCATACGTCACCGGCTGTCGGACGCCCGAGTAGACGAGAGTGGCTGCGACGGAGGCAGCCGTCCTGTCGTTCGCGGATACGATGGCTGCCAGTTCCATATATGAGCGTAGCTGCGCCACCCCCTCGACCTCCTTCATCTCGGCGAGGATTGTACGCATCTGAGGAGGGGTCAGCTCCTCGCGTACTGCGTCGAAGGCCCGCTTCCAGTCGCCGACCTTCTGCTCCACTGTCCGCCCTACCACCACTCATCCTCCTTCGCCGACCGTACAGGTCGGTACTCCGCGTCGAGCATGATGGCCGGGTCGAACTCGCCCGCGACCTCGCGCAGGAACACACGGACCTCAGCGTCCGTCGCGCGCGAGTAAGCTCGTCGGCGCTGACGGTCCCCCGTCGTGGACAGCCCTCGATGGGCGTCCCACTCGACCTCTAGGTTGCCCGTCGCGCGCACTCCGCAACGGCACACGAGGTATCCCTGCGAGTAGCTGATGTCCTCGATGACGTGTGCCCGCGAGTCACCGCCGCCGTCACCCCATGACCGGCCTCGACCGGCGTGCTCGTCACCCACGTCGTGCCCTCACGGCCTCTCCGTACGCCTGGGCGATGGCTTCAACGAGCACCCTCAGTTGGCGCAGTTCGTCATCGGGCAGTTCCATGAGGCCATTCTTCGTGGCAGCGCCGACGCCGTCGTCGTCCACGTGCCACCCGAGTAGGTTGTACGCGCCCGCGCGGAACATCTCGAACCCGGGATGGGGTGGCGTCGGCCGGTCCGTCCGCTTGGCATGAGACTCGTAGAAGTTGACCTTCGCGATGCGCTCCTTCGACCTGCGCGCGGCGTCGAGCATGGCCTCGAACTCAGCGTCAGGGATGCGGGCGAGCGCCTTCCAGTGATGCACGCGGGTTGGTGGCCCGGACTTGTTCTTGCCACTGCCGCGTGTTTCGCCGAGGAGCGCCCATGCCTGCTGCATCGGGGTAGGTGACTCCGGTCGAGAGTCACCCCTCCTGCCCTCCGTGGGGATGGCGTTGAACACGGCTCCCAACGCACGCTCACTGCGCAGCACGACCTCGGCCGCCTGATTCTCGGCGCTGACGCCCAGCCCGCGAGCGCGGGCACCCTTCTGAAGGGCGGTCGCCATCGCCTGAACGTCCCGCAGGGCCTCGACATCCCCGGCCTCGGCGGCCAGGGCTAGGGCCTGCTGCAATGGGCCAATCTCAACGAGCGCGGTGTCCGTCATGCTTCTCCTTCCTCTGCACCTACCAGCATAGCATGCCTCGGCGCGGCTCGGCGGTCTGGCGCACCGGCGTGTAGGCGCCTGTCCTGGGCATACCGCTCCCACAGGATGTCGGCGTGCTTCTCTGCCGCCCAGCGCGACATCCACGGCTCCCCGTGCCAGACGCGGCCGTCGGCCGCGCGGATGCGCGCGTACCAGTTCGGCTCACGATGGCCCGGGTACTGGATGGCGTCGATGGCTACTACATCGGCGACCTCGCTCACTCCTCGCAACTGCCTGGGCGTTGGGACCCGACAGCGCACGCCTGTCGCCCAAGCAGGTCGAACATCAGGTCCGTGCCCGGGAGCCCGGAGCCCGTCAAGTCATGGAGGGCGAAGCCAATGAAGGCGTAGATGAACAGGCCGAGCACGGCGAGCCCGGCGATGCCCTGTAGAGTATCGGGGTCACGCATCACGACACCTTCACGATGCGCCCGTTGCGGATGCTGATGCGGGCGAAGCTGTTGCGGACGCGGTCGGGGGCCGTGCTCACGACGACCGAGTGGTCGCCATCCCGGTACTCGGAGCCGAAGAACGATGTCTCGATGATGTTCTCGGGGCCGAGCGTGCCCCGGGCGGCGAGCGCCTCTTTCGCGGCCTTCTTCGTGGTGAATGCGAGCGCCATCATGGCTGACCTCCTTCGTCGTGGCGGCGCTCCTCGGCGCCCTGATACAGTATCTCATGGCTGTCAAGCCCCCCCTCCTCGCCGTGAATGGCGGCGAGTTCATCGGCCGTGAAGCCCGTGAACGTGCAGTCGTCGCATAGGCACCTGTCGCCTCCGCCCAGGGGAGCGTGGGCCGAGTCGCGCGGCGCATACCAGCTGGTCATAGGATGTTCCCCTCCTCGTCGATGTAGCCGGCGTCGATGAGGGCGTCGGCCGTGCGGCCATAGTGTCCTTGAAGCATCCACGCCTGCCTCGTCTTCACGAGGTGGGCGAAGAGGGCGAGTACCTCGTCGCCCGTAGCCTCGCCAGCCTCGTACGCCATGATGGCGTCGATGAGGTGAAACGGCTCATTCCCGCGCATTTGCGAGTACCTCCACAACTGTTGCCCGCTTCACGCGGAACTTGCCATCGCTGGCATAAGGCACGCTGGCCACGTCTGCCCGGCGGAAGCGCATGCGCAGAATGACCCTGCCGGGTAGCCGCTCATGGCACCAGTCGAGGGTTGCGAGGTTGATACCCCGACCACATAGGGACTCAGACTCGTCCGCGTCGGCGACCTCCACAGTCTCGCCTACGCGGTAGGTCAGCCCGGGGTAGACCGGGCCGGTGAAGCCGTCCTCTGTAGGCACAACGGCCTTGTAGGCGTACAGCCACCCGCCGCGAGCTTCCCAAGCTTTCGGCCTACGAAGACCCTTGACCCCCGTCAGGTTGGCCCCGGTGAGTTCTGTCCCTTCGAGGTTGGTCCCAGTCAGGTTGGCCCCGGTGAGGTTAGTCCGGGCGAGGTTGGCCCAACTCAGGTCGGCATCACGCAGGTCGGCCCAACTCAGGTCGGCATCGCGCAGGTCGGCATGGCGCAGGTCGGCTTGGCGCAGGTCGGCATCGCGCAGGCCGGCCCGGCGCAGATTGGTATGGCGCAGGTCGGCTTCGCGCAGGTCGGCATCGCGCAGGTCGGCATCGCGCAGGTCGGCGCGGGAGCGGACTCTGGTGCGGTCAGGTCGCTCGTATTCGTTTATGGTCACGAGGTCCTCCCCTCTGTGTGTCCGGCAAGCGGGGCGAGGAGTGGAGCGGCAGCCGCCCACTCTCCCTCCCACGCGTCATCCGGGTCAAGGTCGGTCGGCTCGATAGCTAGGGCGGGGTCCTCGAACAGGACGCCGAACGTCAGGCCGTCGCCGTAGTCGAGGATGGCCCCGACCCATCCGCGCTCGTCCTGCGTGTAGTCACCCACGACCCGGGCTCTGCGGTTCC